TATCATAGGAATGATATATGGAGGGTGAAAAAAGCCTCCTTTCTAAAAATTGTAAACTATATCAATCGCATCTTTATTGATAATAATCTCTTTTATGCAAATCTTAACAGCCATTCTTTTTTCCATATGAGTCATATTATCCCAATTGCTTTTAAGATTGTTAATGGTATTGTGCTTTTCGTTAATTTTATTGATGGTATCTCCAATCACTTTTTCTCGTTCAATCTGTTTGTTTATTTCGTCCAATTCTGCCTTGCATTCTGAAATAGTTTCTTTAAGCAGGTCATCGTCCATAGTTAAACAAAGATTATATAATTTTTTTATTTTTTCTTCAATTGTTTTCTTTTTGTTGTTTAATATGCTTATAGCTGATATTGACGTGTTTTTTACATCTTTTACCCCCACGATATTCTCTGTCCTACGAAGCAAATCATCAATTACTGCTTTTTCAATTTCATCGCTGTCATTTTTATAATTATCGCAATTCGGATTACGAATCAGTTTTGGTTTACTACTTTGTTGTGAATAGCAATAAATTTTAACGTGTTTTCCCCATTTTTGATACCTCATTGATGCTCCGCATACACCACACTTTATAAGTCCAGTGAGTAAATAAACGTTCTTTTGTTGGTCTTTAGATGTTCTTTTTGAAAGTTCTTCTTGTGCTTTATCGTAAGTTTCCTGAGAAATAAGAGGAGTATGCTTACCATCAAAAACTTCACCATTATACTCAATCTTGCCAAGATAAGTTTTTCTCTTTAATATATTCCTAACCTGTGAATCATTACAAAGATTAAAAAGTTTTGCTATATAGCAAGCTGAATAGCCTTGTATATACAAATCAAATATCTTACGGACATTATCTGCATCTGCGTTTGTGACAAGTATATTCTTATTAGCATCATAACTATACCCATATGGTACTTTTCCACCTCCCATCCACAGTCCCGCTTTGACTCTCTCATACATACCCATGCGAGTACGTTCTCTGATATTTTCTCTTTCAAGTTGGGCAAATACAGAAAGGATGCCTATCATAGCTTTGCCGTATGGAGTTGTTGTATCAAAATTTTCGTTTAGAGAAATAAAGTTACAGTTATTGGGTATAAATATATCCTCTAAAAGAAAAACTGTATCTTTTTGAGATCGAGATAGACGATCTAACTTGTACACAATAACAGAATCTATCATTCCTTCTTTTATATCAGACATCATTTGTTTCATTTGCGGTCTGTCTATATTGCTACCACTCCAACCACCATCAATATAAAATTCATAATTTTTTATATCTTTTAGTTTGCAGAATTGTTCTAATTTTTCTTTTTGGGCATCTATTGAATATCCTTCCTCGGCTTGAAAATCTGTAGAAACACGAATATATAAAGCTGTTTTCCTATTATCTTTTGTCATTGTTGTCTCCTTCTCTTTAAAAAAAGAAAATGTAGCAAAGAAACTTTACTACATTATACCATATTTCAAATTTATTTTTCAACCAAAAAACATTTGTGAATTTTGGTCGAAAAGAGTTAATCAAGCAAGAATTTCAGATTTTTTATAGCCAATTTCTGTTTTATTCTTTTTTAGAAGCTCTTTAAGTTTTGGGAAATCAGTTTTTTTAAAATTTTGTTTTATAGGAATTTCTTCACCGTCTTTTTTGTAGCATTGATTAATATACATTCTAATACCTCTCTTTTGTTTTCTTGCTATGTAAACTGTTTTTGGTTGTTATCCATTAGTATTTTTGTCACTTTACTTCCAGCTATGTTAAACAAAATTATAATTAGGAATCTTATTAAATCTGTCGGGTTCAATTCGACTATATAATTTCTACCAAAAGCCAATGTGAAATATACTGTATCTGCAACTGCGTGATCGAAACCACATAGCACAAATATGGGAATTGCAAAAAGCAAACCAATTATACTTGAATGTTTTTTATAATAGTCAACTCCTATGTAGATTAACACACCACAGAAAAAAGATGAAAACATTAAAGAATCTACATCTAAACTGCTTTTTATAGCCCATATTTCTTTTGCTTTTAAGCAAGCGTTTTCATTGAAAGACAGCAAAGCCGAGAAAAACATTGTATAAAATAGATTCGTGATTATCGTAATCAAGTAATTAGGAATTTGTTTTATAGTTATATATCCCGCTTGCCCTGTGAATAGGTTTAAATTGTATTTGCATATTACTATTAACCCAAAAGAGAACATAAAAGCCCCTATATAACGATTTTCACAAAGTAAATTGCAATAAGCAACAACAGTAATTAGCAAAGCAGCTACAATGCTCTTGTAGTAATTGTTGGCTATATTATGTAATTTATTCATTTTTTAACCCTTTGTTGTACTTCCAAAACCACCATTTCTTATACCGTCTGTCCTATCATCATCGGTAATAAAAAACTGAGTTATAATACCCTGTGCAATACCGTCCCCTTTATTGATTGTGACGGTTTTGTTGTCTCTTGTATCATTTGTAATCTTGATGAATATATGTCCTTCATTGTCTGAATTGCTATAGTCGCTGTCTATAATTCCCACAGTATTGTCAAGCTGAACCCTGTACTTGAAACCAAGTCCTGAACGTGGGTATATAGCTAAAAACTTATCTTTGTCGAGTAGCACTCTAATACCAGTAGGGAACTTAATGGTTTCTCCCGGTTCAAGTGTAAACGTAAAAGGTGCGAAAAAATCATATCCTGCCGATCCTATTGTGGCTCGTTTAGGAATTTTGATGTCATTATATTCGTCAAATAAATCAATGTCACCACCAACGGCTTTTACATATTCAATGTAACTTACTTTTTCAAACTTATTCATTACTGTTATCCTCACTTTCTTCCTTGCCTATTACTTTGAATTTAACTTTGTTTATAGGATGATTTTCGTAACAATAAGCGCCTAATGTGCCATTGGGAATGTGATACTTGATTTTTGTCCAATCAGGTAAATTATCGCTTGTGCAATTTTCAAACACAATCTCAACCCAATTATCAAAATCCCCAAATTCAGTTAGAAAAATATCCCCATACTCCATTTCGGAGGATGATTTAATTATAGGTGTATCAAATTTTATTATCTTCATTTGTCTCCGTTTCTGCCATCTTGCATATTTCGTTGTAAATTTCTCGCCAATCATTGCAACGTATTATTCCGTATCTCTCATCGTTTATTCCATTGTTCCAAGGATAGTTCAACAAAATTTTAGAATAGTTACCGTCAATCAAGTTATTCTCATAATCGTCTACAAGAACATCTAATTCACTTAAAAGTTGTTTCGTGTGTATCATTACTAAATTTCTTTTAATGTCTATAAACGGGAAATTTCTTGATAGCCAACTAAACTTCTTTGCAATATTTGAAGGGTCTGTAGCTGTAACGAATATTATTCTATGCCCATCTTCAACAAGTTTCTGAATGAAATTTCTGCAATTGTCAATAAGAGAAATCTGTTTCCAGACCCTCTTATCAGCAAATAACGCAGTTATTTTATCAGAATATTTACTATCAACCCAACGCTCTATGTAATACGATTTTATATCAGACAGTTTTACGTTCTGCCCGGTATCTTCGTTAAAAACCTTAAACAACATTTCGGTAAGGTTGTTAATGACATTATCAATATCTATACCAACATTTAAGTGTTTCATATTCCTCCTTAATATAATTCGTATTCAATATCCATAGTTTCGGAATTGATAATCGTAACTTCTCGCCAACCTCTTGATTTTAACTTCTCTGCTTTTGAAACAGCTTTATTGAAATCTCTTTTAGATGTTATAAATTCTTCATCCGATTCTTTGTTCCGCTTACCTAATATATTGTACATTTTGCTTTAATCACTCCTTAGTCGCAGTGTAATACCACCGAATTTGTTTGTAATGACTTCTGAACATCGATTACTCTTTGATTTTTGCTACCTCTCCATTTTAATGTGATGTCTCTCTTTTCATCTATATATCTACCATCTACAAGAACATCACAATATTTGAGGATTTCTTTACGAGCAGCACTTGCATCATCCTCAATCGTTGGATTACTTATTTCTTCCCAAGTGTAGCCTGTGTATATCCATACTGTTTTTTGTGGAAATAAAACAGTGATTTTATTTAGAAAATTTAGCACTTCTATTACGTTATTTTCATTGAGAGGATCACCACCAGTTAATGTTATTCCAGAAATATAGTCAAATCTTAAATCTACCAACAATTCTTCAACTGCATTCTCGTCAAATTTTATGCCACTATTTTTGTCCCAAGTTTGTGGGTTTTGGCAACCTTTACAATGATGGTTACAGCCTGAGAGCCAAAGAACGGCTCTCAGACCATCACCATTGTTTTGATCGGGACAAGTGATGTTATGATAATTTATAATACCACTTCACCTTTCCTTTTTACATAGATATTCTGTCTTTGATTTCAGCATTTTTTGCTTTATTATATCTTGTTTCCCCATGAACTCTAGTGAATCCTAAATCCTTAATACCCTTACTTTCGTAATATTTAAATTGGGAGTAGACTATACAATCATATTTGGGATAGACTTGTATTTTTTTACTCTTGTTCCATAATCTTGTAAAATTTCTTGTTTATAATATCTGTGTCTTTGGGGATAAAACTGATTGCCATTTCATACAATTTGGAGTTATTTTTTGATGGAATGTATATATCGTTTCTCTTGATGCCGATGACGTGTGTATTATTTATTCCGTATTCATCAAACTTTGAGCATATATCTTCAAGATCTTCTACTGTAAGATTTCCTCCTGAGATGCAAAAATTACCTGCCTTAGAATGATTAGAAAACCAACCGTCATCTAGCATAAACATAATCAATCCTCTGTAGTCTAATTTTGAGATTGTGTTGGGAATGCTTAAATTGTTATATGTAATAAATGTTGGACTTGTTTTTGTGGAAAAGCCGTAAGGCTGTTGCTGATTATACCCACTCATTTTTATTTTATATAGTCCTCTTTTTGCAACGATGTTTTTTCCAAGCACATTCATTTTCCATTCTAAGTATTGCTTTTCGTCTTCAGCATGATTTTCTCGGTAATAATAATTTTTTAATCCATTTTTCTTGAAATTACCATCACCTAATTTTCCACTTAAAAGGATTTGTTCTTGTAAATCGTTAAGAATGAAAACTGGGTTTTGTTTATCTGTCAATTTATATCTTTTTCTAACTTCGTATACTTGATTAAGAGTTACTCCTACAATTTTTGAAATCTCTACGCAGTTATGTTTGTTAAATAGTGAAATTACATTTTCTGTTTGCTCTTTTGTAATGCGTTTTGTGTTACTAATAGAATTTCCTTTCTGCTATCCCAAATATGTTGTTATTATAGTCGTTGAACGTTCTCCATCAGCGTTACCTGTTAAGGAGCTTCGATGCGTTTGAGTGACTTGCACACTCGGTTATCCCTATCCTAATTACTTTTTATGGTTTCTATCAATTAAGACTATAAGTTACAAGCTTGCACCGCTTTCAAGCATGCCGTTTCCAGCTTCTTTGTAGCGAATTAGGGTTATGGGGACTTTCCCGCAATTTAAACAATTTTACATGGACTATTTAGTTGTTTAATCCATTCATTCTATCTATTTTAGTAATCATAGAGCTTCCGCATTTAGGACAAACATCCATTTCAACCTGCTGATAACCGCAGTCTTCACAATAACACATTGCAAGATTAACGCCTTCATAGAAACCTTTATCCATTGCTCTAAGGATTAATGCTTTAATAGCTTCTTTGTTGTAACCGAGATTGTAACGGCAATACTGAATTTTGCCTCCATTAAAGTAATTCCAGAATCGTTCTTCTTTATCTTGTTTTTCGATTGGAGACATATTTTCAGAAACATGGCAATGAAAACTGTTGCTTACATATTCTCTATCAGATACATTTTCAACGATTCCATAAATCTTTCTGAATTGTTCAATCTGCAAACCGCATAAACTTTCAGCAGGTGTACCGTAAATGGCATATAAAATGTGATCTTCTTCCTTTATTCTTTCAATATAGGACTGTATGTGTTTCATTGTTTCTAAAGCAAATTCGCCATCTTCTCTTATTGACTTTCCATTATACAATCTTTGAAGCTCGTTTAGGGCTGTTATTCCATAACTCATTGTCATAGGGGGCAAAATAGACTTGATTTTATCATTCGGTTTCAAATTACCACCATATAAACCGCCCTCACAAAAGGCAACTGGGTTCACGCTTGCTTTTAACTGTCCTATGTAATCATAAGTACGCTTATGAAGATTTCTGATTATTTCAAGGTAATAGTCAAGAACGGCATAAAAATCCTTGCCTTCACGCCTTGCCTTTGCAAGGATCATAGGCAAATGTAAAGAAACCACACCTAAATTACAACGACCTTCAAATACAGGCTTATCTTCTTCATCTGCTGGGTGCATACCGCCTTTTTCATACCACGGCGACAAGAATGCTCGGCAGCCCATTGGGCTTACCACCCTTCCATATTTTTTATACATTTCAGGAACATATCCTTTTCCAGTGAGCGAGAGCCAGTCAGGGTACATCGCTTTACTGCTACAATCTATTCCAGCATTGAAAACCTCTGCATTTGGATATTCTGGGCTTCCGTCACCGTGTAAATTCTTGTCATATAAAAAGATTATCTTCGGAAATAGAACAGGTCTCTTAAATCCTTTCTTGCCTTGCCCTTCAGAGTGAACTTTTAAGAGAGAAATCGAAGCCATTTTTCCAAACTTTGAAGTCGCTAATCCTAAAGACATTGAAACAAAAGGATAATCACCCCTAGAGCTACCAACGGAATTTAGCTTCATTTCAATGCCTTGCCATCCCTGTTCAAAATCTCTCTGTAATTTGTCTAAAGCGTATTTCTTAATTTTGGGTTTGTATTGATTTATCTCTGATGGAGATACTGTTTCTAATAGTATGCTTGCGTACTCTTTTTTGTATTTTTTATAAGACTTCCGTGCATATGGAACAAGCATTTTATCAACCTCTGGAACTGTAAAACCACCATACTGTTGGGCTGCTGTTGAAAGAATAATATCACCCATTACATCAAAAGCTGTATCAAGATAATTAGGTTCGTTATACCAAAGGTTGCCCATTTCAAAGCCACCTTTCATTACTTTCCCAACACGAAATAAATCACAATTGAAACTGTCTAATCTTGAATTTAAATCATGTATGTAGATATAACCATCTTTTGAAGCCTGCTTTTCATCATAAGTTAAAAAGAACTTTTTATATAATTCTTTACTTAATTCGTTATAGATTAAACTTCTTTTTGTTGCTACTAAAGACGAGTCTGTGTTTGCATTGCTTTTATCACCTATGTATCTAATAGACTGACTTCTTTCGTATACTTTATCCATCATGTGTATAAAGTCTTTTTTGTAATTTCTGTACTCCTTATACATCTTAGCTACTTTTGGGAACTTGTCCTCTAACACAGATTCAACGATGTTGTGCATATCGTATATTTCTGTATCTTCTAAGTCGTTTTCAACTAACTTGTCCCATACTGCATTGCAAATAACTTGATAATCTTCGTTTGTTAATGTTATCATAGCCCTTCGTGCAGCTTTGTTACAAGCGTTGATTATCTTTTGCTCGTCATAGTCCTCCAAAGTTCCATCTTTCTTAATTACTTTCAAATCATCACTCCTTTTTCTATTAGTGACAGATAAAATGTCCTTACACTATCTCTAAAATCATCTAACGTACCATTATTCTCAACATAATAGTCATAATTGTAATTTTCAACATTTGCATCTGAAGAATTACTTGTTACGGGCATAATGTTATCATTCTTGATAAATACCGTTATAGCATTGAACTCTTTAACAGCCCGTTCAATTTCGTCAGGTTCTCTTATGTCAAATATAAGAATTTCGCTTTTGGGATAATAAAGTTCATTTATAAAATCATCATAAATACACTTTAAATCTCTGAAAGGAATGTCATTATAATCTGTCAGCAGCTTTTTTAAATCAGATAAGAACTTGCGATCCTTATCTGATTTACCACCACTATACCATCCTGCTTCGCTTGCTCCGTTTCTGACACAATCTATAGACGAATATTTTGAAACCCCTATGTAGTCATTAAGAATTTTCGCAAATTCATCTTTACCGGAACGAGCATAACCGTTAGTTATTATTACTCTTTTCAACTTTCCCTTACATTTCCTCCAAACTTAACATAGAATTACTCATTTGTAGAACCGTCATACTTTTCTGTAATCAATTCAGAATAGGGGAGAGATTCTACCCATTCGCAGAACGTGTGCCATTCATCGAGTTTGTGATCTTTTCGCCAGTAATACATTCCTGCAAGCACTTCGTAGTTAAGCTGTACCGTTGCTCTCTGATTGTAGCTTTCGGGTAATAACTCAATCAACGCTCTCCAGTATTTCTTCTCTTTGGTTTCGTTGTATTTTTCTCTCAGCTTGTTGCAAGTGTTTTGCACTGTGACAAAGCAAAGCATTGCCCACGATCCGACTTCCTTGCATCCCTCGCAGGAAAAATCCTCGTTTAAAAGCTCTACACTATGTATCTTGTGCATTTTGCTACACGAATTTCTGACCGTTCCGACCTTGTACGTGTCGTACTCCGCCCACCAAAACATTGGTGCGGTTATATCGCAAGTTACCGTTATCATTCTGCGGTACTTTGCGTGTACAGATCCTGCCTTTGCAAGCTGTTTCATCAGCTTTAAGTCATTATCGCCTATAAAATCTTCGACATACTTTCCGTTATCACGAATGATTGTTTTGCAATCGCTATCGCTTCTATCCCAACTGTTCATCGGATTTCTCATTCCTCGTATGGCAGATTCGAAGCCATAAACCTCTGTGTTTTCAATTTTAATCAACTTTTTTCACCTCATACTTTCCATTCGCTAAATTCACTTGTAAACTTATCGTCTGATATTTCAAGTGTTACAGGCTTGCTTAAATCAAGACTAAATATACCCATAAGTGATTTGGCATCCACAACGTAACAGTCGCTTCGTAGTATAGTCTTGCAATTAACAGAATTACAAGTTGCGTTGAACAATGCTACATCTGAAACTGTTACCAACTTTATCTGTAGTAAAGCCGACATTTTATCATCTCCCATCTTTTTACCTAAATCTTTAATACCCATAATCAGCAGGATTTAAGCCATTTTTAATCATTTCTTCTGCCAATTCTTTTCTGTAAAAATCATAAATTGATAGGTGAAGTCCATCTGTACTTGCTTTCTTCCCATTGACTTTAACTCTATTGGCTAATTCGGTAGCAACCGTATCCCGATCTTTATCACTAATTGCAAACACTTTTTTAACAGCACCGTCAACAGAAAAAGCAATTTTCTTTCGTTTGCAAGAGTTATAATATCTGAGGATTTGTTTTAGAACAAAATCAAGGGAATCCTGTTCTCTAAGGTCAATATAAGATTTAGACGTTAAATGAACTGTAGCTTTTCTATCAACATTATCATAAGCCCCTAACCTAATAAGATAAGGATAATAAGGAATTAGATCCGTCATCTTTTCTATCTTTAATGGCTTATCATTCTTACCGACAAATATCTTAACGTTGTTCTTTATTTCTTCAAGCGTATAGTACGAAGCTACACAGTCATAAAAATCACATTTACCTGAAAACCGACTCATTATATCTCTCCATTCTCGTACATCTCATTAAGAATTTCAGTTAATTCGTCTACAAGTTCAGATGTAAATTCACCTATCATATTTATTACCTCTCTTCTAATTCGTCAGCATACTGACTTATCCAACCTCTATGGTTTGTTGTTAAATTACAAATTGCCACTCTATCGTGTCCTCTAAAATGGTTTATGTAGGCAGTAAATCCACTTGTGTTTGGGTTATCTAAATCACACTGCAATTCGTGTCCTATTACAATAACCTTTGCCCTTTTGCCTACTCTGGTTAATATTTTCTTTAGCTGTGCTGTAGTGCAGTTCTGTGCCTCGTCAATTATTACAACAGCATTATCAAGATTTGAACCACGAAGGAAAGTATCAGTTATACAAGTTATATAGCCTGTCCCATTCTTTTGATTAACCATCGTATCATCGTTAATTGCTATGAAAGAATTTATCCCACAGTTATTGAGAGCTTGATAAAAGGCTTCAAAATAAACGGAACTCTTTTCAGTAATGCTACCGGGAAGCCAACCTTGCTTTCTTTCTCCGTAAGGAGACATGATATAAACAATACTATCAAATACCCCATGCTTAACAAGAATGTCAGACGCGCCCGTTGCTATTGTTGTCTTACCTGTACCAGCTTTAGAATTTACAAAAATAATATCTATGTTTGGATTGATTATTGCATTTGCAAATTCAAGCTGTTCTGAATCAAGTTCTATATCGTAAAACGGTCTGTCATTAAAATTCTTTGGCATTTCACCATAGTATTCTTCAGAAGTATTTTTCTTCTTTGCCATAAATTGACTCCTTAATCTTAAATAATATCATCAAGTCTACAATCTTCCCCAATTATATAATCGACAAAGCCGTTCTTCTTTGCTTCGTCCGCATACATATACCATTCAACACGGTACTTTTTTGAATATTCCTTTTCGGTTATCTTACTATTGGCTAAGACATAATCCTTGATTCTCTTTTCAACAACATTCTGAAATGTCATCTGATCCTTAATCTTAGCAGACGAACTATATAAGAAGTTTGAGCCATCGTGCATTAAAAACTTTGCGTTCTTTGTAGCAAAACGCTTATGCCCCGCAAGATTGATGAGGAACGCCATACTGTACTGATAACCGAGATTAATTGTATAGACAGGGGTTTCGCTGTTTTTGATTATATCAATGAGTTCAAACCCATCATCCACATTACCCCCATTAGATGTGATATAGAGGAGTATCGGAGTTCTATCTTCCTTTTTGATTCCTTTATCTTCCTTGTTAAACTGCATTATATGCTTAACAATTTCTCCGATGGTCTCCTGACATATATCATCGTCAATAAATAATTTTCTCTGCTTTAAATCTTTCAGATAAAAGCAGTCATCAATGCAACAACTCTTGTCTATGAGCTTGTCTACATCAATATTGTAATAGTTTGTTGAATGATTCATACAAACCTCCTTCGTTTTTATTTTTTCTAAAATACATTAGGCTTAATTGGGAACAAAAACAAATAGTTTTTCTGTTCTGTTTTCGTGTTTATCTATTTTTAAGCTAGTAGTAACCGCCTTTTGCCAGACGCACTTGAAATCATCAGGGGCATTATATTCACTTATATAAACAAAATTGTTTTCACTCATTTTTCTGCACCAGTTCCAGAATTTATCGTAATCAAAAGCACTTGTGTTGTATTTTGTTGTTCCCTGATACGGTGGGTCACAGTATATCACTGCGTTTTTCAATTCGTTATATTCGTTATTGATATAATTACCACACACAAATTTAACATCTTTTAGATTGGGGGCTTGTGTTAATAAGTTTCTAAGTGCCTCATTGGGTATATCACGGGGCGTTTTTTTATCTTCCTTATCCCCTCTTGCGTAACCCCCAAAATACTTTGCTCCGAATGTAGCATTAAAACCCACTAAACCTACATAATAATTTGGAAAAAGTGTTTTATTTTCTTTGACTTTGTTGTATTCCTCTTCAGTTATGTGCATTGGGAATTTCCAACCAGATTGAATTGCTTGAAACATTGCAATAAGTTCTTTATGTATATCGTTACCAATTTTGGTGGAGCAATGTATTTTATCGATCATATTTGCTCCTCCTACAAACGGTTCATAGTAAACACGAATATTATTTTTATCAATAGCTTCTTGTAGAATAGGTGCTATATATTTACTAATACGGTTTTTACTTCCTACATACTTAATATTAACATCATCCTTTCTTTCTTCAATAAAACACTTTTTCTATTTGCAATTATCGGATACCCAATATAGATAACTATATCCACCAGTGTTTCCTAACGGTTGGGCAGTTAGACACATTGCAATAGATGTTGAATCATATACACGATTACCTTGTCTATACTGTTTTCCAAAATTTATATTACCTATCCCCCCAACAAGAGTGGGTTTATCCCCACAACCAACTGTCACTTTAGTTGTGGGTTTAAAAATTTTCATCCGTGCAAACGTATGTGCTATCGTACTGTGCTTTATATAAATGTTCTGCTAACAGTTCGCAGCAGTTTGTTACAATACCATTTCCGGCTTGCTTGTAAAGCTGACTGTCTGAACCTCCTATAGCAACGGCTTTTGCGCAATCATCTTCTGTTAAGCCCATCAGTTTCCAACACTCATTAGGTGTTAGCTTTCGTATACGGTAATTGCAAACAACTCCTGTATCGTTTGATTCGGCTTTAAGACACTTTGAATATCCCTTCATCGGTGGTCTATAACCGAAAGATTTGCTCTGATTGGTAACACATCCACTTACTTCCCCTTCAGAATCCTCAATAAATCTATCGTACATCTGTTTTTTCCATTCGGAATGAGTTATCTGAGGTTCTGAAATTTTTGGTTCTGTATTTCCACCATTACAGGTGTGTATCGTGGGAGAACAACCGTTGACAGAGTAATATCTTCTTGCCGATTCGTAAATCTTGTCCCATTTTCCACCTGACAAATTGCCTTCCTGTACACATTCGTTTGGAATCTCTAAAACAGCAGTACCTTCGCTCTTCCTATTTGAAACACCTCTATCTTCTCTTGCTGTTATACAGTTTGCAAACTCTATCATTTGTGTATCATTTACGGACTTATCTATTCCTTGAAGTATTTTTACTGGATCTTTATAGTCTGTTGCCCTTAAACTTTGTGAGCAGCCTTCAACATCTAAAACTCTTACTCTGTCTTGAACTGTTTTTGTAGGATTTAAACTTCCAGCTATTTTAATTCCACTTTCCTTAATAGAATTATCCGTAGGACATAAAGAACCATTTGCCCTTAATGTATTAGCAATGTCTTCATCAGTTTTAGGTTTCCATATAAACCCTGTTCCTTTGTTTTTATGGTTTTCGTTATGCTTCTGAAACCCCTTAATTATTTTCTCACTAAGGTAATATTTCTCATCCACATTTTCATCAAGAATATCTTTGAGCCTTATTCCTGTATCAAAAGGTTTGGGAAACACAAATTCCCCGTTATCAATGTCTTTGCGGATGCTGATTACAAATACTCTTTCTCTGTTCTGTGGGACACCACAATTTTTAGCATTGAGAACTTTCCAATAGGAATTAAATCCTAATTCGTCAAGAACAGAAAGCAAATTGTTGAAATCGTTTATGAATTTCTTGCCAACAAGGTTTTTAACATTCTCAAACATTATGTATTTGGGAAGAGTTCCGTCATCTTTAGCCATTTTTAACAGCCTAATATTTTCCCATAAAAGAGAACTTCGAGTAGAATCACTAGGTGACAAGCCTTTCATTTTTCCCGCAAGGCTGATGTCGGTACAATTATGAACTATCGCCCCATTTGCTGTAAAACTATGACAATTTTTTACTGTTATATCATACACTGGTTTGATTTCATTCGTACAACATATATTTTTTATTGGAAACCAAATGTACCCGTCTTCGTAAAAAGCTTTATCTTGTTTTGATTTTTTTTTATTAAAGGTTATTGAATAAGAGTTTTTTTGATTGACCGTTCTTCCTTCTATAATGCAAGTAGGCTTTCTTTTTGTGAAATATATAGAAAAAGGACGATGATAACATTTTGCTATTAACTGTCCTAAGCCATATACAAGTTTTTTACTTATCGTTGTAGCTTTATAAATATTATTAGTGTAACAGCCGTCACCACTCCAATATCCTTCTATAAAAGCTTTACATAAATTAACTGGCATATCAAAAACAAATGATGGTATGAATTTTCCGTAAGCCTTGCCCCCAAAAGCGCAAACAAATTTATATAACTCATTTGAGCAGATGTGATAATTAATGCAAGATTTATGATCATCTGTACAATAATTTAAACCGCACTTTTTGAGATGGTCTTCAATTAAACCCAATTGAGCTTTTTTGTTCCCACAGCAAATAACAATTTTATTTCCTGTCTTTTGCTCTTGTTTGAAGCCGTCAGCTATGTATCTTCCTATTATCCACCAAAAATCTTCATTATCCATCAATTTGGCTATCTTAATCTTAGAATTTATTGCGTCTTCCCATATAGGAATTATTGAATTATTATTAATTGAATAGCCTAGATAATCATTTTTAGAAAGTTCTTTGCACTCTTTCCACACTGGATTATCAAAATAACGATAGTTTAATGGCTTTCCCTTGATATGAGTGTTTACCCTATGTCTTGTTCTAACTAAAAATCTATGATTTTCAGTACATTCAACTTTATCAAAACACATAGCATTAATGCTGTAAATAAGCTTTTCTCCTGTCTTCCCTGAATTGACAACTTGTTCGTATGTGTTTTTATGTGTAAGTACAGACATCGAAGCTGTTACATCCTTTATTGGAACGTACCCATATTCTTTTGTTAAAACAAAGGTATCTGCTGTGAAACACGGAAAACTGCAAGTCCATAAACCTGCATACGGTAGCTTTTCTATTTTGCTTATATCCCCTAAATTATTAGATAATTTGCAGGCAAGCCAATACTTTTCTATATCGTTAGATTTTCTTCTTGCAAGTTTATCCCAATCGTATGACTTATTCTTTTCAGGCTCATAACCAAGATTTATGACTTTTAAATAAGCTGCCATTTCTTCTCTTGAAGGATAGTCAGAATAATTCTCGACCATCTCTTTAGTTAATCCACAATGGACTGCTGCGTAAGAAACTACTGCATCTTTGTTTATATCTGAAGTATTTAACACTTCTAAATCAAACAACCCTGAATTTTCAAATCCTCTTTCTTGACAACCAATGCCTGAGAACAGGATATTTGCTGTCAGTTTAACTCTGTTTAGAGTATCAGTTTTATTTATTCTTTTCATTTTTTTGTATTTCTACAGAATATGTACATATATCTTAACCGGTATTACTGCTAAATCCTTTCTGTATGTGTGTTTCAGCGTTTGCAACCGCTTTGTTTTTAGTTGTTTATACCTTGTTCACAAATTTCCACAATATGGGTACACAAATCTTCAGGAATAACACTTCGTTCCTTCGCCCCCTTTAAACCTTGTGTACCAGTTTTGCTCCCTCTCGGAGCAGGGGTGTGACATTTGTCACCATTTTTACAAGGGGGTAAGAAATTAGGATTAGGATGGTTAGTCCAAATATCTGTTGGCTTCATCCTTGTATCGCCATATTGACAATATGTAATTGTATATCTAGGCAAATCCTTCATCCACGTCATTTTTCTCATTCCACCTCTTGGGTTTTCAATAAAATAATAGGTAGGCGATAACTGTTTAATTAATTCTAAAACGTGTTGGTCTACCTTGTCACAAAACTTTGCATAATCGCTTACTGCATCAAGATTCCCTGTCTGTTCATTTTTTTTACGATGGTGGCTAATAGCCGCAATTGAAAATGTTGTACAATCGGGACTTGCCCAGATAACGTCCGGATGTCCAAATTTACTTAATATATCCTCAGTCGTTATTTTCCCTATATCTTCATAGAGATCAATATTCTCAAAATGCTTGTCCCATTCAACGCTGAACACTTGATGCCCATTTTTTTCAAACGCTTTGCCTATGGATCGAGTACCAGCAAACAACTCTAATACTTTAATTTTCATTCCTCCTTAATATCCCAACAAAACTGATATTTAATCTGTCTTATCTACTTGAATTTCTAAATGTAGTATCCATATCTTATGTTCAGAAATTTTAAACACTATATATAGGGTTTGTTCTTTCTAATAGCCACAACATATAGATATATTTTGCCGATAGAATTTAAGTTTTATCGTTTGTTCTAATTGTGATATTGAATTTATCAAAGTCGTCAGCATTTAGAACTATATCACCGTTTTTGTACTTCTCATGAGCCAATAAATAAGCATCCACTTTGCTGTCAGCTTCGATTTCAACTTTTCTTTTCAAAATTTCTCTTATTACTGCTTTATAGATCATAATACCTCTTTTATGTAATCAGTTTATCCATTTGATAACCGGATCGCCTTTAAAACCTTTTTCCCAAACGAACCAAGCATAACACTTAGCTGATGACATTTTCTTAGGAGTTCCGTCCTCATTATATATGACATTTCCTGCTTTGTCTTTTGCTCGGAAATCACCATTTATGCCACATAAAATTCTGTTTCTGCAAACATACACTGTTTTAGGCGGGTACTTTTCAAAAAGTGATTTTCTTTTAGCACTTTCAAGAAATTGTATTGATAGAAAAAGGGCAAGTTTCTTTCCTTCTTTTAAAAGTGACAAAGAATGTTCAGCCCATTCTTTCGCATAAGAATAGGGGGGGTTGGTTACTATATTGTCAGCAAGTGGGGCAGTAACTTTAAAGAAATCAACATTGCCCTGCCCATAGCCTCTGTCAATTAAATCTGTACTTTTAACTTCATATCCACGGGCTTTTAATCTCTCAGACAAATGCCCTTCGCCACAAGCATTTTCCCAAATGCTACCCTCAAACGTTTCGACATCACATAGAAGATCTGCTGCTTTAGGCTCAGTGGCGTAATAATCGTGTTCTGCTCTGTCATGATCTGTATGGTTACTTGCACCTAAAGTAACAAAAGTTGTCTTTTTGTTACCTGTCCAATCTTTATTGTTACTCAAATTTTTATCTACCTCCTTTTAAAACTGGCTTCGGCTCTTTATTCAAGACAAAAATCTAAATTTCATTAACCAAATTTCGTTGTTAGCAGTTAGTATTCGCACTGAATTTTATATCAAAGGAGAAACACCAAAAACACACATACAAAGGAAGGTTATTTATCAGTGTTGCAATAACTGCTTTATAGTTTGCCAAATGGCAAGTATATCTTAGAAATCTGGGATATGAAATGTAATAGCGTTTGATGTTGTTTTATGTTTAATGCCCAGATTATAGATGACGAATTTTTGGAAATAGTGTAATGGTGAATTTTGAGTTAATGTTTAGAGTGAATGATTGGCGACATAGCTGAAATTTTCTATATAAAAGTATTTCATAAACTTATTATGTAGTAAATTTAATAGGTTAGTGAACCTAATTGGTTGATTAACTTTCATTCAAACTTTTGTCCTGAATAAAGAGCCGAAGCCCTTGCATTTTACTTGTCTACATCATCAACTTCGGTGAGCTCGTTCTTGTGCCTATTGATGAAATTAACTACAATATCATCAAAATCATCATTGACATCATACGTTGCCGAATAATTGACTTCTGTGTTTATCATCATTCTTTCAATAACTTTGGATTTTTCTTCACAGTTAGCAATAGCATTCTTCATAATTGCCTTTGCTTTATCTCCATCGAAAATTCTTGTTTCATCAATTTCAACGTCATAACAATAAGGTATCTGTATGCCGTTTATGTCGAATTTATAGTCTTTGGCTTTTTCTGTATAACTAAAGGGTATTATACTCAAAGCTGTCTTTATTGCCTTACACAGATTCTGATTGATTTTATTTGATTCAACCAAAGAGTCTATGTCAAAATCACAAGAACTTTTTGCAATGTTAATCTGGCAAGTCAAATACTCTTTTTCAATAGACAGTTCCTTCATAAAAGCAATTAAATCATCAACAGTAAAAGGATTTTCATTGTCTATTGTTTCAACATAATCCTCTGCATCGGGCTTAACTAATGAACGCTTATGAGTTTTTGTTGTCCTTAAACAATTTTCTCTACTTGTAATAGAGCAAATAGCATCCTCGGACAACTTATTCAAAAACTTCTGATAGCGAAATGCATCTTTTAAATTCATTTTTTCGTCCTTTCTGATTTTTATAAATCTTATAATTGGTTTCTTTAACACCTGTATTATACCACTTCATACCGATTTGTCAAACAAAAAACATTGTATGTTTTTAGTAATTTGTGATAAGCACTTCACAATCTTTACTACGATCTATTTTGTGATAATTGCAGTTACTATAATTCCCTTGTAAATAGTGAACGTTGTACTTCTGTAGCCATTTCTTTAGAATAGCGTTATCATATTTGAGATTATTAGAAAGAGCAAAACGAACCCCTCTTTTATCAGCCTCATCTAATAGTGTCAGCAAATTCTTTTCATCCACCTCAGTCCAACCATTCTGTTCGTTGTAGGAGGCAACAGAAGAAAAATACGGAGGATCTGCATAGATAAAATCTGTTTCGCCTAACTTATCTAATCGTAAATCTATAAATGAACGGTTGCTGAATTTTATATTTAATGTCTTTAGTTTGTCACAAAAAGTGATAAATTTTTCACGCAACACAGGATTAAAACTACTTCTATCTTTGCCAAACGGCATATTAAAATCACCGTTCTTGTTAAATCTAATCTGATAGTTAAAAGCATAGCAAATCATAGCATAAAACACTAACGGATGCTTATTCTCTCTATTATAATAGTTTCTAAGTTGTAAATATCCTTTCTGATTTTCTTTTGACAACTGATATTCCGATACAAGTGTGTCTATGTACTGTAAAGAATACTCAATGGAATTTTCCTTTAGGAATTGCAGAAGTTCCACAACCGGTTCACAAATATCATTGTAAACTACTCTTTCAGAGCAGACATTAACACTCAAATTACCCCCACCACCAAACAAACCAACAAATGTGTTTATACTTGTAGGGAATAAAGGGATAATTTCAGGTAATAATTTAAACTTACCACCAACATAATTTAGTGGACTTTTTATATATGGATTTTTCATATTCTACTAAGAGCAAAGCCAGCTTTATCGTGTACACAAACTCTTCACTCCTTTCGTTATTTAATTATCGGCAGATTTTATAATCGGTAATCCACCATTCCTTTTCTTCGGAATCAACCCATTTATCGTTAAGTTTCTTTTTCTTTGGTTGCTTATTCTGATCCAATACCTTTATAATATCCCCCCTCTTTAAAGGCTTGTCCTTAAATATCTTCTTGCTAATTTTCACAGGAATAGTGTTGCCATTAGCAAGGGCATAAAGGCTTAATTTTGGTGAGTAATCAACGTTCAAGTCTGTAACAAAACAGTACCCAGAATACTTTTTGTCTATTACATCCATATAGTCAAGAACTTCAAACCGTCTCTGTAGCCTCTCTTTTAGAGTAGATTTGTCTGTTATAAGAGAAGATAGATCCTCTATAATCGCTTTTGAATCTATACCCATAAAAGTCTTTACGGTTTCTTTTTCACAATACTTGCGGATAATATCAAAATCAATGTTTAGCGAAAAAGCCTTATCTTTTTTTATCTGCTTCGCAAATCCATCTTTTTTGTTCTTATAGAAGATTAAGAATATCTCAAGATATTTAGATAACAGTTTCATGTCACCATAATCGCAGAAATAATCAATATTTATCAAATCTTGGATACGGCTTTCGGATATGCCATTCTCTTTTAATGCTACAAGTAAACTACAAAAATTAGGGTAGTTATTAAGACCTAATTGATAAAGAGACTCTGCAACAGATAAAGAAAAATTTTTGATTGATGATAAAGACGGGTTGATACATCGGGTTTTCTTGTCGATACTAAATTTTCTGTTATCTAACCCGAATTTGTATGTACCCACCTTAATTCCCGAATATTCGAGCATCTCCTTTTTAAAGGCTGATACTTTATCCTTGTTGCCTTTATCTGAATAATGTTGCATCATAACCGAGTAAAATTCATAAGGATAATGAGCTTTAGTGTAAGCACCATAAACTGAATCATAAGCATAGCTTAAAGCGTGTGAAGCGTTAAAGGAATACTTTGATGCAGCTTCGATAATATCCCAAGTCTTTTCAAAACCATCAGATTTTCCTACATTCTTTATCCATCCTTGCAACAATCTTTGTTTCAATTCAGCAAGCTCTTTTTCTTTAAACTTTTTCTTGCTTATCTTTTTGATAATTGCATAAGTTTCTGTCTGCTCAATACCAAGCCAACCCAAATAAGTCATTATCGACTCTTGATACATCAGATAGTGGAAAGAGTCTTTTAACAGATTGTCAAGCTCTTTTACTCCCGTAGTATAAGGCTTTCTCTGAAGGAAATTTTCTAACTGAGTTTTAAAGCCCGGTCGTAAAGCAGCAACCAAAGAAGTGAGTTCCATCATATTTTTAGGACAATATTTCTTACAACACTGAACTCCAAAATCTGACTCACACTGATTTATACCTAATGTGTAACCGCTAGAATACACTTCCCATGTCTTTTCATCCCCGCTTATCAATTTATTCATTTCTGTAACAGTGGGTGTTTTTACATTTGCTTCTTTGAAAATATTGTTAATCGTAAGCCAAATATCAACTTTGAGAAGGTCATTCTTGACGAACTTATAATTTTCTGCCACCATACCATCAATAACGGTAGTTATAACCTCTTTTTTTGTTGTTTCTGATTTACAACGAATAAGACCAATCTCACGCTTAATATCTCCATCGTAAATAAGATACCCACACGGAGCTTGTGATTTTGAGTTGATAATACCTCTGAATTTTTTACTTTTATCAATATATTCTTTGTATTTTTTATCTACAAAATCGTATAAATCAACACTATCTTTGGCATCATCTTCTGTGTGTTTCAATGCTTTTTCATAATTACTAATCTGCTGAGTAATTTCATTAGAAATATCAAAATCAAGCCCTTGTGATTTAGCATAAAGTTTAAAAGCTGATGATACTTGCAAAGGTTTATATGAAATCATAGGGTAAGAATGCCCTTCCCCCATAACTTCTTTTTGTGCTTCGGCAAAAATTTCAACCGTTCCGAGATTAAGATCAAGGTCAGGTAAACTAACGGTTTTTAGGATTCTTGTCTTTGACATAAACCTATCTGGATATAATTTTACAGGTGCTATAAACCTATCAATGTTACTAAATCCTAACAGGGAGTTTACATAATAACTTACACCACTGCCTCTACCCGTTTTTGTGATTACACCGCCATTTTCTAAGCCTATTCTAACGATTTCATAGTCAATCAAAAAATAATCTGTCATTTTTGTGTCGATAATGGCATCGAGTTCATAGGCTATTCCCTTTTCGTATTCTTCATACATTGACGGGTCAACCCTTTTCTTTTGTTCTTCCCATTTGGCATAAACAAGATTTTTAAGAGTTTTGTCTCTCCATTCTTGAGATTTGTTACCTATCCATTCGCCATTAAAACGATAATTTTTCGGCAGCTTGACTTTTTTGTCAAGAATAATATCTTCAAAATCAAGAAGAATGTCTGTATTTTTTATACATTCATCAATCTCAGATTCAGATAACACCCCTTGCTCAAAAAGTCTTTTTCTTACTTCTTGTTCATCGGGATAATCCATATACCAACCCTTTTCGTCATCGTCATAGATAATACCTCTGCCATCGAGGTAATTATCACGTTCTACATACTGATTAGGATAAATGTAATGACTATCATATCCGAAGATCAACCTAATTCCCATCTGCTTTGAGAGTTTCAATATTCTTTGATTTATCTGCTTTTGTAATGAAGTATTATGATACTGAATTTCAAGGAAAAAGTTATCTCCAAAATGATTATGAAGTTTCTCTGTGATTTCTTCTATATCCTCGTATACCCAATATTTCAAGCAAGCAGTTGTTACAACAACATTCTCAGGTTTAATTCTTAAAAGTAAATCAATATCTATCCTCGGCTGTCCGTAAAAGCCATCTATGCTGGCAATTGAAAGAATTTCGTTAATATCTCTTCTTCCTTCTTCGTTTTTTGCGAGTAAGATTATATGGCAATTTGTTCTATCCTTAACGGTTTCGCCGGGGATTTCTTTGCCTGTCTTTTTATCAATCTTGGGATTTTCTAATAAACAGTCTTTTACCCAATAGGCTTCAGCCCCGAAAATAAATTTGAGTTTCTTTTTTTTGTATTCTTCCTCAGTAATTTCCCCTTGTTCTAATTTCTTGTAAAGTGAATCGTTGTGCTTTTGCACCAGTTCGTAAGGTATGTAATAGTTACCTTGATAGCCGTGTTCAACGCTCGAAATAACATTCTGTCCTAACTCAATTGCCCTATTGACATATTCTTCATAAGAAGCTGTGCAATCGGTTACAAGAACGTTACTAAAAGATGTGTGTTTGTGATAATTTTGCATTTCTCACCTCATCAAACATAAGAGTCAGTTTCGGGATTATATACTTTTTCTTCTGCCAATTCTTTGGTTATAGGTTGTGGCTTATATTCACAAGCGTGATTACGCTGACCGCATAAATAATTGCAATAATAAAAGTCGGGATTTGGACACCAATGTTCTTCATTTTCAATCATTTTTAAAGTAGCTTCAGCCCAATCAATTGATTCATTGTATTCTTTCTCATCGAATGGGATAGTTAGCCAATCTCTTTCTTTAAATAAATTCCAACTTAGTTTAGATACTGACCCATACTCCTTTATAATAGGGATGGAATAAAGATAAAGCTGTCTTTTAAATGACAAAAAGTGTTCTTGATCCTTTTTACTTACTTGCCCATTTTTTAATACTTTCATACTTGCAGATTTGTGGTCTATTATAATAATTTCGCCAGTAGTCTTATCCTTTACTAAAAGATCAATATAACCAACAAATTTCTTATTGGCTATAGTAAATTCAACCTTCTTTTCGACACCTAAAATCTCATATTTATCGACATCCAAATCTATGTTGTCAAGATAATCAAGTCCCTTGTCATAATAAGACTGTTTCATATCAACATACTTATTAGGAGGAGCATCATGAGGAATATTCTCATTAAAATGTTCCTCATAATAACTGCTCAATTCAAAAATTGATAGCTCTCCTTTGAGATATTTTTCAAGGATTTTATGTAAAAAAGAGCCGTATTCCCCAAAGAAACCATTTTCCGCATCATTGCAATCAATATATCTTAATTTCCACTCATAAGGGCAATTATAGAAAGAATTAAGCCTTGAAAAGCTCCAAGTCATTGTGCTTAATATAAATTCATATTCGTTATTCATCAGGGAACACTTCCTTTCTGTTCTTTTCTACATATGGCAAAAGCGTTGTATAAACGGTTTTATCCCAACCGTAAACACGATCATATTCTTCGTAATTTGAGTAAAACCGTCTGTCTATCGTGTCGTAGAATACAGGGATTTCTTTTGTCGAGCCAAATATACGGTCTTTTATGATAGTAATAATTACATCAAATCCATAATATTTATTTGATACATTTTCTTTATCAGATTCTTTTACTCGCTTTAAACCAATTGTTCTCGTAGCAAGGTTTACAATATTCTGACTACCGGCAACATCAAACAGCCCTATATCTGCCCCACCTTGTATCTTTCTTGGATGGGCTATACATACAACCGCAACATCATATTTCATTGAAAACTTAATAAGCCTATTCATAAAATCGGTTTGTGCTTTATTTGTATCAGCAGTATCGGCGTGAAGTTGGACGGTCATTAGGTTGTCTATTATAAAAAGTCTTAATCCTTTTTTAGTAGCACATAACTCCATACTCTCAAATAGTTTGTCCTCACTGTTTTCTTCCTCATCTTTATAGATAAAGAAAGAATCGTCATAATGCTGAGTTATGTTCTTTTTTGCATCGTCATTCACTATGTAAAAATCGTTGCCATTAGCAAGCCTAATTGAGTGCATATTTCTTCTTCCTGCTGCTACTTGCGTAAACCACCCTTTACTCATACCATTTAGAAGTTCTCTCGAAAACAAGAATGTCTTGTAACCGTTATCCATTGCCATTAAAACAATCTGATTAAGGAATGTTGTTTTACCCGCACTCGGAAGTCCTGTTAGGAGTGTTACTCCTCCTGTAAAGATTTTCATCAGTTCTTTATCAAGTTCTTTTATGCCTGATTCAAAGCCATCCATTTCTGTAGGATTAAGTTCTTTAATTTCGGATAACTTTGCAACTGAAGTAATTGGAATATCTTTAGCAGTATTTATAAGTTCAAGTAAATATTCTTTGCCTTTACATTGAAGTATCTCATTCGCATCTTTTACGGGATAAATCTTGCCGGTGTTTTTATACTCTAACTCAGATGGGACTTCAACATATTTGCACTTCATAGCACCTAAACGGTTGATAAGTTCACTTCTCATTTTAAGACCAGCTCTGTCGCCATCGCTAAAAACTATAATTGATTCAAACTGTTTTAGCCAATCCCATAGATTTTCTATCCACCCCATACCTTGAGATCCTTTTAAAACAGAAACGCAGTTTAAATACCCTGCTTCAATTACACTTGCACAATCAATCTGCCCTTCAGTAATAACCAACGGCTTTGTTGTATTTACTCTGTTCATATTAAAGAGAATATCAGCGGTGTCAGCATCCTTCTGAAACCAACACTTATTCTCTTTTGCTTTAAAGGATTTTCGATAGTTGACAACCGTTAGAGTGTCAAACTGATCGTATGAGTGAAAAGCAATATTACCGTTGCTATCAGAACGAATATCAAGGTAATCTATTGTAGCTTTACTGATTCCACGTTTGCCAAGATAGTCATAAACTTTACTCATATCGTTCTCACGAGATTCTTCGTGTGGATATTTGTAGCCATGTAATGTTTTGATGTGTTGTTCTGGACAAGAAAACTCTATATTCGCCTTATCGCATAGTATCTTAACAGCATCAACAAATGTGTTGCCTTTTTCTACAAGAACGTCTATAAGATCTACGGTACGATTGCACCCGAAACAATGGTATGAATACTTTTTAGGGTTGTAAATAAAACTCGGCGTATCTTCATTGTGATAGGGGCAACAAGCTTTCAAATTCTTTTCGTCAAAATTATCTAACTCAAGCAATTCTGCCATTAAAATAGCATTTTCATCCCCAAGTTTTTCTTTTGCTCTCTCAATAATTTCCTTGTCTATTAGCAATAAACCACCTACCTTTTATTAAATTCAAATTCCCAAAAGAGCCTTCGTAATCCATACAAAGCCTGTACTGGTCTGCCATCGTAATAGCTTAAAGAACCTGTTAATTTTGATTCTATAAAATCAATCGGAACTTTGTATTTGAATACCAATGTATTTATAACCTTGCATACCATTGGGAATTTAGTTTTATCTTCACAAATTGTCATATATAAATCAACGCATTTTAAGATTTCTTGTTTCATTCCTGCACAATCCCAATGATAACGTCTTTTGTTTAAAATCACGGCTTCGGAGTCTTTGACTCTTTCACCGTGATGTAAACAATATTTATAAGCACAAACGTAATCTTTTTCTTCTTTAATCTTGTCCATTAAGCAAACGGAAAGTCATCGTCATCATCTGCACTTACTACAGAACTTTCTGAATGTGCAACCGATCCCTTATCTGCCGAAGTTACTGATGAACTGTTACTATCTGAAGTTTTCTTGCTTTCTGCAAACTCCACATTTTCAACAGCAACATCTGTTGTATAAACCGTATCACCATTGTTGTTTGTATAACTACCTGTCTGAATATGTCCTTCAACAACAAACTTCGTACCCTTTAATCCATACTTACCAATAAATTCAGCAGTCTTACCAAAGGCAACACAGCTAATAAAATCTGCCGTCTGCTTTGCATCTTCTTTTGCAAATCTTCTGTCAACAGCAAGAGTAAACCTCACCACCGTTGTGTTGCTAGCTTCTCTTATTTCAGCATCCTTTGTAAGCCTACCCATTAAAATACACTTATTCATTTTTATCCTCCTTAGTTGGTTTCAATATTCTTAATAGCTTCTAAACACTTCTTAGCCTTTTCAATATCCTTTATTGCATTTGGATTGCCATTGGCAACGAAAGACTTCAATGTTGTCATAAGCGTTTCGTTCTTCTGCCCACCAAGCTGTGTGCATACCGAAACGATTTCCTTCTTGATAGACTTTAATTCGTCTTCAACATTATCAGCAGTTTCTTTTTCTCTTACTACCGGAGTATACCCTTCCCCTGAGTTTGCCCACTGAATTATCTTCTTTCCGTGATTTTCGGTTAAAAGAGTTGCTCCTTCGTGTTCAAAAATATGAGTGTTATCTTTCTGTACTTCTGCACAGTTGGTTTTTTGGTCTATTAAAAATGTTGCTGTAAATTCATATTCAAAACCATCTCTCTGCTTTGCGCCAACACCTAACTTCTGAACGGAAGTCTTACCTCTGTCATCTTTGCTGACTTCGTACTGATCCTTACCTCTCATTGTTGCAATGATATGTATAGGAGAATCAGCAATGGCATTTATAAATTTATTATGACGGGGGGTAACCTTGCTCCATGCCTGATAAGTACCTCCTGCCTGTTGCTGTAATTCAAGACAACCGCCCTTACCTTCCCATTCGTGAGAAGAAGAATCAATTATAAGAATGTCATAACCTTCGGCAACAGCGAAATCAATCAACTCCACATACTTTTCAGGATTGTGAGGAGCTTCTACATCAACTATATCGTAATCAAATTCGTTTGCGTAATAATAACCACGCTTCTGCTCTGTATTTGCAAGCAAAATTCTCGCCTTCTTACCAGTCTCCTTTTCGATTTCTTCAGCCATACCCGTTGCTAATCTAAGGCTACCATAAGTCTTACCACCACCCGATGGTGCCATTAACGCAATCTTAGTATAAATCTTTTCTCTCTTAGCCTTCTTAACCTGAAACGTCATTTAATCATCCTTTCAATAAAACAAATATTTTATCTATATAAACAGCCTTTTCAGACTGGAATAAAGAATTTAAATCTATATAAAAGTGGCTTTTCCTATTACAAGTACACGCCACCGATGCACTTATAAATCTTATAATTGGTTTCTTTGCACAACATATAATAACACGTTTTTAGAAAAAGTCAAATAAAAAACTTTGATTCTTATGAATTTTTATCGTCAATAAAAATATTGACAGAAATCCAATCTTTATCTTTTGCTACATTAGCAAAACTTCTTTTATTGTCAATAAATCTGTCTATCTGAATTTCAGATTTTGTGTAAGAATCTTCGATTCCTATAGAAATGTTGCCATCCCCACAATTGCTATTAATATCATAGTGCAAAAATAAAAGTTTCCCTATCATTGTAGAAATTTTATTGAACCCATTCCCATCTTTTGATTTTGCAAAAAAAGTAATATTAGCGTTCACTATTCTTCACTCCAATCGCCAGTATATTCAACTTCCTGATGGCAACGTGGACACGCCTTGCTTGACATATACACGTCATATCCTTGATATTCACCGACATATTCTTTTTCTTCTTCTAAATCGCACCAGTAGCCTGTCCAGTCACATTTTGGATTTATACATTCATACATCTTTAAAATCCTCTCTCGTAATCGTTAAGTCGTTGCTAATATTTATGGCTTTTGTGGTTATGTTGAGATTAAGAAACTCATCGTACTTGTACTTTCCGATAACCCAGCTTATAACATCCTTGCCACCCATAATCATATCAATAGCATTCTCACTAAGCATCTCGCTATCGGTTTCTGCTATAGCAATCATCTCACTATCATTCTTATTTCTTATCCGTACCACATCTCCCTTGCAAATTTTCTCATTACAAGGTACGTTAAATGTATATCTCTTCTTGGATGGATCTTGTAAAAATCTTACCTGTACTATATTACTCGCTTCTTTTTCCTTTCCGTTTCTAAACATCTTTTTGATCATCTCAATACGCTCTATTTCTTCTATGGTTAGTTTACTCATTGCATTCGTGTCACCTTTCAATTACGCACTTACCGTCTGATTCTCTATAATGTGTCATTAACCATTTGCAAAATCTGTACAGATTATGTTCAGTAACATCTACCCACGAGCTACCTCGACACATTCTATTAGAGAATATTTGCCAAGCGATCTTGATTTCGTACTCACAATCAGTGTTGAACTCATCTTCATCTTCTGCATTAGCCATTAGATATTTAATAATGGTGGATGCATCGCCGTCATAGATATTTGGTTTGCACTTCCACTGAATCGAGATTTCTTTACTCATTTTTAAACTCCTTATTTTTAATCTCAAGAACCTCATCAAGACCCAACTCTTTCTTTAAAAGTTTGAGCAACAACTCTCTGTCTTTTTCGGAAATTTCAAAGCCTTCCATTTCAGTAGAAGCTATTGCGTTGTTTAACGCTCTTTCTATGTCTATTTCTGGGGCAACTTCTATTCTATCTATAATTTTGCTAGCACCTCTTATCTCACTAAAATCGCCTGTTTTACAGGTAAATCTAACGCAATGGTGTATATCATCAAAAAGTTCTTTCCGTGATATAAGTCCACCAGCTCTTTTTATATAAGCCATTTTTACCTCCTATGCACTATGCCTTTTGTTCCATTCATCAATAGCTTCCTGTTCTTCCGCAGAGACCGCATAATTGAATTTACGCTTTGCTTGTACAATTTCATTATGCCGTACCTCAAGAGTAACAAGACTCTTATCGATAGAGTCTTTATTTCTTAAAAATAAAATATGGCATTTCCCATCGAGAACTCTGTCAATATACGAAGCCACACAGTTATTCTGCTGAGCTGCCTCATCTTTTATATCATCAACGCAACGAGGATATATAAACATATAATTCTTATAAGACATCTCCAAAGATTCGTCAATTCTGTTTTTAAACAATTCTTCGGGAAACTTTTTCTTTAAACGATTGTAGTTTCTAGTTGCAATTTTAAATGTTGTTAAAAAATGTTTTGGATATTTGTCAAATTTATTGCTAATTGCATTCATCATTTTTGCATAATCCAGTAATTCTCTCATAATAAACCCAACATCATCAATCGCCTCAAATGTTACTAACTGATCTATGTACTGAAGTAATGGCTTTGCAGAATATCCCATTTGCTTGGTTAAAATATTAAAATTTGATTTTTCTTCGCTATCATATCTATAATAAGGGTAAAACAAGATACTATACAGCTTTCGATTGTCCAAACTCATATAAGATAAATTTGAAACTAAAAACATAGCATCTGGGTTTTGTATATAGGATTCAACCACAAAATTAGAAATTTTAAAATCTTTTTTGATACAAAGCTTGCGTAAAGCGCAAGGTATATCCCCTATTCTGTATTTAAACCGTGAGTCTACATCTTTTATTCCTGCCGAGAATATTTGCTCAAATCTTGAATATTTTGAAACTCGATTTAAGATAGTACCTATGTTATATATATAATACGTTTCTTTCCTTTTTACGAACTCAAGAAAATTTGCGTAATTTTCATCTGTACAAGACTCTTTAATTTGACTAAAACTAATATTTCTTAGCTGATTCTGAAGTCCATTAACTTCCTTCCCGGAAAAACCATACGACTTTTTTGTAGCAAAATCGTATTTAACAGTTTTTCCATCTTCAAAATCAAATATCAAAAAACTATTTTCTTTATAAACTTTCATTCTTTCACCTCAACTCTGATGTAGTTGTCACTAAAAATATATAAAAGTTGTAATACACAATCAAAAATCGCCCCCTATAAAACTAACATTTTATCTCTTGTCAACTACTTCCTCTAAAATACCGCCTATCTCAGCTATTATTATACCGAGAGCTAAAGGCAAGATATTTCCTACAACAAGCGCCGCACAACCGCCAACTATCCGTATTACAGACTTCGATAAACTGATTATAAAATGCCCTTTACTGTTCATTTTTTACCTCCTTAATTACATCATCGACAATTTTATCACACGTTTCTTCGTTTGAAATTACAACATCATAATTGATGCGATATTCATTCAATTTGTCCAGAATTTCCTGCTTTATAAAAGCTGCTTCTTGTTCGTTTTGTAATCGCCCTTCGCTTTCGTATGAGTGATTTCTTACTAAAAAGTAATTCTTATTATTGTAAGAGTTAAAAATATCCAACACCGTGGCACGAAAATTTTCTCCAAGCTGTTTATCATACACCGCCGATAATATTAACGGAGAATCGGCAACCATAACTTGCACTTTATCTTTTACTCTACCCATCTTAAACGACTGCTTGCCAAATATGTATTCTTGATGTCTAAAAACTTCGCTATCGTTTTCCCACACCTTGTCTTTGGCAAACTCTGAAATATACTCAGCCGTTATTCCACTTCTTTTCAGTTTAGCAGTAATATCCATCGCACAAGTGCTTTTCCCTGCTGAAGGTTCTCCGAATAAGTTAATTACTATTGTTTTCGTTCTGTATCCCCTCTTTTCTGCGTGCTTATCATTAATTTCAATTTCATTCTTACAGTCTTAAAATCCCTTTAACATTCCACTCACAAGGTGGAAGTTCGTTAAACAAATAAGAACATTGATTACAAAACGGGCATTCGGTACAGTTTTGATTTGCAATTGCAGAATTTGCAACTAACGTCTTAATAGATTCAAACGCACTACCAGCATTTGCCTTTAGAGAATATCTCTCGTATTTTTTGCAATTTGAGGGGTTGTCAAATTCTTTACCATCATAAGCAATATACTTTGTTGTCATATAACCGCCTCAAGTCATTAAGTCAGACACGGCTTTATTTACCATATCTTTAATGGCTTTTGTTTTTATTAATCTCTCTGCTAGCTTGTCCGAAGTTTTCTCTATTATTTCGTCCTTATATTCTTTGATAAAAGTCTGAGAACACTCCTCTACCAGATTTTTTAATTTGTTTGTGTATTCCCATTCTATTGGCTTTTTATTGCCGGTTAGCTGTTTCATAATATCTTGTCTTATACTGTTCACAACTTGCTGAGATGCTGTATTTACAACAGTTTTCTTTATCATCTCATCATCAATGTTGATACCAAATTGTAAAATATGTTCCAAAATTTAATCCCCTCTATTTCCTAATTTCAATATATTCTTTTGACGCCAACGGCAAGGAAGATTGTCACTAAAACACGAATCACAAATTGACGTAAGTGGACATCTATCACAGCTATATGACGAAAAGATAGCTTTATTTGACGCTATAACTTTTAGTGCTTTAATTAGATTTGGAACTTGCAAATTATCCAATTCATCTTCATATTCTCTGCATTTATCTTCGTCATAGAACTCTGTTCCGTCATAAGCAACATACACTTCTTTAGTTATCATAAAATTCCTCCTCTCACTATTTCATAATCATCGGGAATTTTGTAAAAAACCTTATCACAAGATTATCGTTAGTATAGATAATTGTTTTATATCCAAATTTGTCTTGAATTTTCTTGTTTATTCGTTTCTTTTTATGACTTTTACATATTACTACACTTTTTATTTCGTGTTCTTTATAGATAGAGGTTAATTGTCCTACAAAAGCCAATGTTTTTGCGTATAAGAGTGTATTCGGTTTCCTTCTGGGTGTGGATTTCGGTTCGCCACCACTAATATGCTTTACATCCATTGGGTTACTAATCGTTTTAATTAATTCACCAGATTCCTTGTTGTATATCTTTATTGATTCTATTTTGCTCATGTATAACCTCCTTGCGATAAAAGACTTGTTTTATTTTTACACATCTATGTACAACAGAATAGCCTTTTTAAAATAACTGCTTGCAATTCTCTGCAAGCACAAATTTACCGAATCGTCATCTTCACACATTGTATATAACGCATTTTTGTTTTGCAATAAATAGTCTTCTTTGAACTTATCCACGTCTATATAAATTTTTCCATTCCACTCCGCATATTTTCCTATATCCACTGGGTCAAACCCAAACCTACCACAAAACAAGCTATAATCATCACAGCAGTTTTTGATATATACTACAGGAACTATGGGCAGACCCGGATTTTCTTTAACAAGTCGCACTAAAGCTTCGTTCACACTCATTATTGATATTCCTCGCTTCCATCCATTCTCGCCCCGCAGTTAGGGCAGTATTTAAAATTATGTTTTGCAGTATGTTTCCCGCAAAGCGAGCATACCATCATCGACACACTGTGTTTTTCCCAACACCCGTGCCTTACTAGCTCGACATCAGCTGACGGTGCGTAATCTATTGCCGTTAAAATCATCGAATTTTGGGTTATGTTTTCTTTCATCCAAGACTTAAAAGCCTCTTTTTCAAGATATTCAGCCATTTGCTTCCCTCCTATCAACTCAAAATACAAGCGGCGGCTTTGGTAACGGCATCCAATGCGTTATTATAGTTTCATCGCTGTCAACATCACAAGGTGGGATTATAGCATTTACGGTTTGCTCTTCGCCAAAAGGACTCAGATGCCATATCTTTTGGCGACTGTCATACGTTGCCGTTGTTACTAAGCACCTGTCAATGTACGGTACAAAAACAGCTATTAAATATTCTTTCCATGTTTCATATCTTTCGGGAAGTTTATCTTCCACACTTATCCAATCGCTCATATTTTCTCTCCTTATTCAAAATCAACAGCCTTAATTTTTGTGATAACTCTTCTACCCATACGGTCGTTTAACTCAACCGCAGGTCTGCCAACCAGCCCTTCCATCTTCGCCGTTCCTATTGTTGATGCCGGGTTTGTCTTAACATAATCAACCGCCTGTTTTATAGTTCCTCTTATAATAACGGGAACAACATCAATATTAAAAGCCTGAGCAATATCTTCTACAGCCTCTCTCTTTAACCATATATTGACCGCAGGAAGATAAACATCAAAAAGAATAAACGAAACATCTGGTCTATATGCCCCTCCTCCGTTTATCTTCACACCATATCCTTCTCCAAACAAAATCACTGGCTGATCTCCAAACTTCTGTTCAAAAAGTTCTTCGTTAGAATTTCCACCAAACAATTCTACAAGTTTATTTGCAAGATGGGCTGGGATCTGTGCATTCTCAGTTCTGCCTTGATATGTAACTTTATGTCCATCCCAAACAATCCCTATGTTTGTACCGTCTATTTTTTCAGTAAATACCCACTCGGAGTTTGCAAGATATTCAACGGTTTCGTTTCTGAATTTTCCCTCTATAAGTTTCTTTGAACCATCAGTAGCTCTTTCAAAAGGGGTTTCAATTTTTAAATACTTTGTCATGTTTTTCTCCTTTTTATTTTCTTGGATATTGTTTAACCTCTTGCGGTCTTACAATTATGTTTGACACTTTTATTTTAGTTCAGAGTGCCAAAACTGAACTAACATTTAGAATGATTGAAAGGTGGATCTGGCGTTTCCTCGTTTAATTCTAATTAACACATTTAACTGCCCTGCTAAATGCCAAAATTTAGATCCCTTTCTGACGACATCACTGCCGTTGGTTCAGGTAGTACCTGTAGCATAACACCAAAAGCCCCTGGCTGGCACAGTAGGATTTGAACCTACGCTATCAGAGTCAAAATCTGATGTGTTAACCGCTTCACTATGTGCCAATGTAAGTGTGTGACGTAGCAAATCACACACTGTCCCTAATAACCGTAAAAACTAGGGCGGTGCATTACGAATTACTTAGGCGATGTTGCTACTCAATCGCTTAGATTTCGCACTCTCACTACCCACACAAAACGTGGCTTTTATGTTTTTGATATTACCCGCACTCTTTAACTTTCTAGGGTGAGAATAGGTTTGTACGAGTATAGAACCCTACTCAGATATTTCCGCATTTCTTATGACGAAACCGTTTTATTATCCTTTCGTTTGGAGCAGATAACGGAAATCGAACCCGCAACTTCGGCTTGGGAAGCCAACGTTTTGCCATTAAACTATATCTGCGTTGTTGTCGCTAATCGGACTTGAACCGATACGATATTGCTATCAGCAGACTTAGGTCTGCCGTGTCTGCCATTCCACCATAGCGACAATTTAATTCAGTAGTACGGTCTATTTCCTCTGAATATCCGGATATTCAGTGTGCATCAGAAACCACGTCAATTACGCAATCCCATACACCAAGCCGATACAGGCTAAATTGTACTACTGAACCCAACCAATGACTCATGAATCACTGGTTAGTCCTCGTTCTGTGGAGTAATTATCTCCTTTTTATAAGTCTTGAGGTTAAGACCTTTAGATATGGTTTGATTCAAACCATCATCACAGTTTACCCTTTCGGGCTGGTGACGCCAACGGGACTCGAACCCATATTACCGATGTGAAAGACCGGTTTCCTAGACCTAGTTAGAAGATGGCGCCATATTGTAGATTACTTTGCCTTATTTTTTTCTAAAGAGTTTAAGCCACAAGCCACATACTTGAATTAATCAATCGGTGGTAGTTTATCTACTTAATCCATGTTTATTCTCTCTATATAATCAGCTTTAATTTAGTCCCGCAGACTAACTATATGAGAAACTGCGACTGGTGAAGATGAAGGGATTCGAACCCTTGACTCGCAGATTAAAAGCCTGCTGCTCTACCAACTGAGCTACATCTCCGAATTAATAGTATCAGATAAGCATAGGGGAGAGAAAATGCTTGAGTGTACTCAATATGTGTGTTGTTCAAGAATTAATTATTGACATTTTTATTTTCTTTACACAATCGCACATATCACCTGATACTATTTCGTATAACCCACCTTGTTGACGCAACACCAAGGCTGTCATATTCCCGCAGGAGATATAACCATTTAAGGGATTGGAGCAGATATTTTCAACCTTGCAATCACAGAATAACCGGTTCGTCTACTTCTCATGCAAGCTATCGCTCGTAGAAAGCGGAATGTGAATATCCGCTGGTGCAAAGAATGAGATTTGAACTCACACTGAATGGATTTTAAGTCCATTGCCTCTGCCGTTGGGCTACCTTTGCGTGTTGTATGTTTTCTGTTGATTTTTAAAGTTCTACGGCGAGAAAAAACATACAAAACTCTGAACTTCCCACATTTAAAGTCTGTAGGATAAGACTTGCTAATCAACGGGTGTGGATTTGCACCACACATAGCACTCTCGTTCTCGTTATTTCTAACGCCCCAACTAGCGCAGGTCGGTTAAAAAATTAGATAACCTATTTTGAAGCGCCTTGCTCTGTCACATTTTTATATCTGTTAGTAATTAGCACACCGTTTCTGTGTGTAAACTTATTGCTGCCATTACAACAGCCATACTAGCGTCTACCTATTCCGCCACCGTTAAGCTTTATCATTTTTCTAAATCAATCAACTGCTTTATTACTTCATATACTTCTGACTTGATTTTATCTATTGTCCATCTCTTACCTCTCTCAAACTGATTAAATTCAACCGGACCTCGTAATGAGTGTAATCCCAGCCAACGAGGTAACGTTCATTCTTCTCAACAGTTTTTAACTGGCGTAGTCCTTTAGAAAAAGTATAAGTAACTCCACCATGGAAATCAACCGTGATCTCTTCGCCTAAAGAAAATAACCTACTGGTTTTAGGTAGCTTCACAATTGCCCACTTATAATTAAAACATTCTCCTTCAAGAAGCACCTCCGTGATATGCTTATTGCTATATATCATTTCTGGCATTTCATCTCTCCTTAACAGTCTTTACATTCCACAAATTTTCCGTTTTTCAACGTATAGTATGTATCTTCCTTGATGGTTTTTCCATCGACTTTATGTGTTCTAAAATCGACTAAATCATACTCTCCGTCTTTTTGTTTCCACTCAGCAACAGCAATGTAGCAACCAACTTTTCCTTTTGCCTTACTACCAATTCCAGTTGCAATTGCAAAACTATTTCTGCCCTCAACACTTGCCACTGAACAATCGCCCGTGTTTGTAGCCGCTGAATAATTGCCCGTGTTTGTAGCCGCTGAACGATACCCCGTGTTTGTAGCCGCTGAACAATTGCCCGTGTTTGTAGCCACATCTTCTGTTTTTACTCTCGATAAAGTAAAGTCAACAAATGCTTTTATCAGTCCGCTGATGCCTATCTTCGCACCGATTTTTAGCCTTTTCGTTGTGTATTTCTTATTATCATCCGTCTTACAATCGTCTAATGCTTCTACTTCTGCAAATTCGTTTAATTCAGCGTTATCATCAACGAACCCGTAATAGTTTAACACGTCAAATGGATTTTCGCAGAAGTGCATACCGCTTTTGCAGATTTCAGCACTTTCTTCTTCAAAAACAGTGTTCTCGGTGTACTGCTTTCCTCTACAAGTTAAATCTTTATTAAATCCTTTGTAGCCTTTCATTTGTTTTTCTCCTTAACTAAATATATAAAAGCCGTCTTTTATTAACGGATCATTTTTCTATATACAATACACGATACAGCATTCTGATTTTCGTCAACTCTATACGCTTTCTCGCATTTATACAATTCCTCACAGTGTGTTTCTCCGTCATTCTGCACTGTAAGAAGTGCCACCCTAACTTCTCCAATATCTTTGGAATCAAGAAGATTCTGATTGCGTATATAGTCCTCACACTCACCAATTGTTCCTGTAAAAGTATTGTCTGCGTAGCCATTTGATTCTGTTTCTACGCTATAAAATTTCTCTACCATTTTTTCTTTGTAATATTCACACCCCTTGCAAAGTCCATAAAATATTCTCTTGTTGAACAACTTGCATATATACATATAATCCGGGTGGTCAAAAGCATCATTACCAACGCTTACGTCTTCTATCCTTAAATAACAACAATTTTTCACAACCTTCTCCTCATAATTCAGATAATTTCTTGTTTAGCTCTGCGAGTTCTTTCTCGTAATAATCAATAAGCATATCTAAGGCTTCTTGTTCAAGCTCAAGGCATTCAAATCCTCTATAATGAATTTCGAACTCATCTGGATAAGACCTGTCCTTAAAGAAGTCTAGATAGCATTCAATCTTTTCAATTCTCGCCATTATTTTTGTAATCTCAGATGCTTTATTCCTGTTCATAATCTCTTATCAACCTTTCTTAAAATTAAAAAACCTGTGTTTGTATTTATGAGTTCTTTTATATTCTTCAAGTTTATTAACATTTAAAAGCACATTTTCTAACTCGCATTTGTTTCGCATTGAAGCTGAATCCTCTTCAATTTTATCTTCGACATAAACTATTATATTTCTATTGGTATCGTGCATTGTTTTTGAAATCATATAATAAGTACCGTCTTCTGACCCATGTAAGTCGTCATTTATAAAAATCATTTTGTCTTCTTTAATCCATTCTAAGTCACTTGGGGATAAAACGCATTCTGCTATTTTATTATCTGATTTAAGACAATGACATTCCTTATCTTCAACAATGGTTGCTGTAGTGTGGTTTGCTCCAACATCCCAGTCTTTTTGTATCTTATATCTTTTTGAGAATGTACGTTGTCTGAATATAACGGTCATAAATAAATTCTCCTATAAAATTTAACTTTCATTTTCATACAGCTATCGTTCTATATTGGTTCTACCTTTCTCTTTGCGCTCTTTAAGAGCGTCATTAGCCACTTTGCTTACCCATTCGTTGTTGTCTTTTGAAAGAAATACAAGTGTTTCGACACTTGTATTTTTATTTTCAGCAACAGCTTTACGAACATAACAATCTTTATCTTTTGCAAGCACAGAGAGTAGTTTGTCAGGTGTATTTTCGTTCCAAGCTACAACTTCACGAACACATTCGTTTTCGTCATTTGCGAGTTTTGCAAGAACTTTCGCAGGAGTGTTTTTGTTCTCTGCAACTTTACAACGAACCCGCCCTTCTTTATCACCTGCAAACTTTACAAGTGTTTCGACTGGGGTATTATTGTTCCAAGCAACACTTGCACGAACACCTAAATTTATATCTTTTGCAAGTACAGCAAGCAATTCTACAGGTGTGTTCATGTTTTCTGCAACTTTACAACGAACTTCATAGTTCGCATTTTCAGCCAATATGTTAAATATCTCAACATCAGAAGTGCTACGAGCCAAGTCTATAAGCTCTTCTTCAGACATTTTACTTATCTTTGATAAAATGTTTTCTTTACTCATATTGATTTCCTTTCTGCAACGAATTTATATTTACAATTGATTTATGGTTCATTAAGCCACATTACAAACTTAACGTTTTATTCTCATCAAATTCACCCGCAAAGAAAAGATACATCACATCGACATCGTATCTGTTTTTCGCCATTTCTGTTGAAACTAATTTATATCCAGCTTTTGCGTGGCAGTCTAAAATCTTTTGTAATTCACTTGTTGCATAATTTGAGCATACATATACTTGGTTTTTAATAATCATGCAATACTTTACTCCTTCTCAACTAATAAAACTAATCTTTTATCATTATAAGTTCCTTTGTATTTTCCAACCAAACGCCATCATTATAAAATGAAGGGCGATATATGCTCATTTCTTTTTCCAAATTATAAAACACTTCTGGATTCCTCTTGAAATATTCAATTGCGGTCTCCTCGTTTGGAAAATCCATAGGATATTCGTAAAAGAAAAATCTTTGATTAGTGGCAAACCAACTATCCGTATCAGGGCAAAACCCTAAAATGTATGTTGGAAATTCTGTAGAAAGTTCATATCCATCTGGTATACTTTCATATGTTATCATTTACGCTACATCTTTCTCCTTTCGTTAGCTTATTTACCATTCCGCAAACACCCCATAACATTATCTCTACGCTAAATCCATTTTTCAACCATTCTTCCTAATTTCTCACTATTTAATTCACGACGGTTTTGTTTCCTTTGTTACCGAAATGAATAATGGTATTATGCCAAAAAGGAGTAACTTTCTGAACGTTATAATTTCTTTGCTAAAGTATTTTGTTTTTGTTTCTGTGGTTTTTCTGAAAACTATCATAAGTTACCTGCTAATTCTTTCATCTGTCCCAAATTCAAGGCAATCTTATTAATTTTGGCTATGTCTCTCAGATCTTTTATGTCACAATCCTTTAAAGAAGGAACACCTACTAAATAGTTGTCATCTTTTATAAGACGAGTGACAGAAACACCGTAAAGTTTTGACAATTCATCTACTATACTGGCTAACAAAGGAGATTTACCGTTTTCTATATTTATAACCTCTTCTTCTTCAATTCCAAGGTATTCCGCAACATCCGAGGTTGTGAGTTCGCTTTTAATTCGTAAACGAATAAGTCTCTCCTTTAATTCAAAACCACTAAAAATCATTTTTATTCTCCTTAATAATTAATAGTATGTATCCCAATCGGCAGAATCATCTCTGCCGAGATAAACCATCTTAATTACACTACCCTTAAAAGCATCGTAGTAATCAAGTGACCCATATCCGTACATCTCGCTTGAAACTGAATATTTATCCATTATAAATTCAAGCAAATTCCCAGCATATTCTCCATTGTAGTCAATCGTTGGTGTGTACATATTGTTTTCATCACAATCAATATCCCACTTGCCGTCAGCCATCATAACCGTAAAAGTCTTACCTGTATCTAATGTAACCTCAAACCTATCACCAATATCGGTTGAATAGTAACTGCCTAAAGCTACTAAGTAATCATTGTTGTATCTTCTCAATCCATATTCATCAGTCCACGCAACCTGCTGAAGCCTGTAATGAGGAGTGTACCATAAATCATAAGATCTATAGTCTGTACAAAACTTAACATGAGTCGGAACACCGGGAATCTCACATTCTTCTCCTATTTCAAATTTAGATGTTGTGTCTTTTATAATAGCAGCTTCTTGATTTCCCTCGCTAGATGTAATTTCTTTATGTTCCCATTTAGAATCACTTTCGGTATTAGGCTTAACAACTGTCAACCTAAAAGGATTGCCACAATCATAGTAATTCGTATTTATCTGATATTCACTATCTTCACTGCTCAAGTTACTTTCACTATCGTTTTTGTTTCCTATATAGATTGATGTTATAATTGCAAGACATAAACCGAGAAAACCGAGAGTTATTAAGTCTTGTCTTTTGTACTTATTCATTTTATCACCGCTTTTATAAATCTTATAATTTGTTTCTTTGGCATCTCTTATTATATCCTAATTTCGATTTTTGTCAATCAAAAAAGATTGTATTTTAGAAAAAAGCAACAAAAAAATCACCCTGTTGCTAACAGAGTGATCTTAACATGTTTTTATTTATTTGTTCATATCTCGTACAAACAGTCTAAAACGAAGAATCGTATCTTGTTTTAAGCCACGGGGCAATTTTAATATCCAATCTTCATAATAAGCACTGTTGTCTATACGCTTTGGTAATTTTCCATTTCTAAAGACATTCTCTTCTTTCATTTTTTCATACATTCTTACGAAGCTGCCATTCTCACGGATTGAGCTAATAGCCAGCCCCGGTAATATGTGTGACACTTGTCTTTGCATATAATATCTTAATACAGGGGTATTGTTGTCATTTTCTAATTCAATTTTATTAGAATCAATTTCATTGTAATAAGATTGCCCCACCTGTTGCCTACGGAGTACATAGCAAGACGATTCATATCTCCCATATTCACCATTTTTATCTATATAATTATTTGCATATATAGTCCTCTCTAAAACTTCCTGAATAGTATTAGAAAACGAAACTTCTCTATCGGATAAGCGTATTGTAGCATTGTTAAAATCAACATCAGTAGCTTTTAAATTGCAAATCTCATCACCAGATAACCCACACCAAGCAAGTAATGCTGAACACAACCCAACATTGTATCTATCAAAAATTAACTGTCTCTTTTCCCTAATCAATGTTTGCGAAAAATTCTGCTTTAGAACATCGTTATACATATTTGTATACAAATCCTCAAAAAAATCTGGAAAGGATTTGTAGTAGTGAACGTTCACATTCTTTTCTTTTCTTATTTCATTAAAAACTTCCGATATATTGTATGTTTCTTTATTATAATACTCGCAATACCAAAGCAGATACTTCTTAATATTAGTGAGAACAACGCTGATAGTATTTCCAGCTTTTAGATTTTTTACGATTTCAAGAACAGATTCCTTTACTTCTGTATCAGAAAATTCTCCAAAATCTTTGCCCAATTTTATCTCAAAAGGTTCTAATTTATTCAGATAACTCTTAGTTATCATCGAATTAGATGAAATTTTAAGATACAGTTCTTTTACCTCTGCGTTATACATACCAATACCTTCCTTATATGTCATTACTCAAAATTATACACGAAACAACCCGAAATGTCAATTAAAGTATGCCTTTAAAAGATGCAACAATGGCATTTTTGATAGCTTTATATCCATCTTCGTTCAATTCACCTATTTTGTTGATAAGTTGTGACTGGTTGATTGTCACAATCTGTTCCATAAGACAAGTGCTTGTTTTTTTGAGTCCACATTCTATACCGAGATCAGTATGCACAGGCAAAAGATTCTTTAGTTGGCTTGTTAGCGGTACAACTATGGTAGTGGGACTATATTTATTACCTACATCATTTTGCAGAACAATAACAGGTCTTTTCCCACATTGGATGCTACCATCTCTTTCACCTAAGTCTGCAATCCAAATTTCTCCTTGCAGAATTTTATTAATTTTTCTAATTTCCGCAAAAGTTACAATCGGTTCAGCAGTTCTACAAGCCATATTATTCTCCTTCCGCTTTTACTCGTTCTGAGAAATAGACATCCCATATTTTTCACATTTCTTTGGGAATACCTTAATTATTTCGTCAATAAGGGCTATCTTTCCGTCATTTTCTTTCTTTTGTTTTACTATTTTTGTAGCATAGTTACTTATTTTATTGTTACTATGTATCTGTCGTGAAATTTTTATCTTCTGAGGACTATCCCCAGCAAAATCTTTTATATTTAATCTCTCAAATCTGAAAGTATTATCTTCAAAATTGAAAACACAACAAAGAGTTAAATTGCCATCAACTTGCTTTATAATTGACTTTTCTTCAGCATCCTCAATTATCTCAGTCAGTTTTTCTCTTTGAACATTATCGAGTACAAGTTTAAACAAATCTAATGCTACTACAGCAACATTTTTGTCATTAACTTTAAGATAACTAAAGTTATCATCGACAATTTCTTCCGTTAAAACCGTTGCCAATCCATTCCCCGTTATTTCATCAATAGGAATTGTTTTTAATCCCTTCCGGTTGTATGCTCTTATATTGATAGGTCTTGTGTCATCATCAAAAGTAATGACATAATCAGCCGAGCCATCATCATTTTTCTTAACACATATACCATCAATAACATTTTCATAATTGAAAGGAAGCACCCACTTTATCCTTTTAAAATCTCTATAAAACCCTATTCCTATAGGATTATCTTCCACACATCCTCCGTAACAAACTTCACCATCTATAATGTGTGTGTTGTACTGGCTTAAGCTATCTTTCAAATCCCAAATTATCTTTGAATCCATGCTATTATCCCTTCTTTTATACCTTTATTCCCCTATAAAATTAAGGAGAAAATCATTCATTACTTTTACTCTTCCCTCAACTTTTGCTTTGTGTGTGCTACCTGATCCACAACATTCAAGATATTTGTTGCTTTTGCAACCAGTTTCAAACCAATCGGTGATGAATTTTTCATAGTCGGTATCTGATACATCGTTTTCATCACAGAAATCTGCATTCATAACGATAGCAGGAATGTTTATAGGCTTGAGCATCTTGTTGTTGTCATCCGTATCAACGATATTATCATTAAGTTTATCAAGAATGTCAGCAAAATATTCAAGCTGTTTATCATCATAGTTTTTGCTGAAGAATTTAGCAAATTTAACAACTTCACACGCTCCAAAATGAGCATAGTTATAACCGCTTAACAACATTAAGCATTTTAAGATTGTTTCCTTAACAACTCCATGCTTTCTCTGAGATTTACTGATATTTACACGTTCCCAGAACGGATGTTTCTCAATCTCATTGATTTTACTTGCAAGTTCCGTGCCTAACTGTACTACAGCCTTCTGCTGTTTTGTGAAAATAGAGCCGTTATTTAAGCGATAAAACTGTTCTTCTATTTCCTCATCTGTATACCCTCTCAGATAGACAATATCAAAAGGATACATTGTGAAACGCTCCTGAAGTATCTCAGACAAATCTTTGTATTTGAGTCCGGCTATTATGTATTCCTTGTCACCGATAGTAATGTTGTCGGTGTCCTTAGATAACTTAAACTCATTGTTGTAAAATGCCATCAGAGTTGACAATCTTTGTTTTCCGTCAATGACTGTCCACACTTCCCCGCTATCGACTTCTTCTTTGATAAAGTACAAAGCAGGAACAATCATGCCTACAAGAATAGAATGAACAAGCAAACTCTGCTGCTCACTATTCCACTGCCCACCATCACGCTGAATAGTGAAGTCAAAGTTTAGCTTTTGTTTCTCATACCGTTCCGTGAATGTTTTTACGGTACAGGTACTTAGTGTGTGTTCCATTTTGTATCCTCCTATAATTTTTGTTACTTGTTACTAATGTAACCTTGTGATGCTAATTGTACCAAAATGTAACCTTTTTATCAATAGTAAAAGTATACAAAAGTAACAGAAAAAATTAGTGTAACTTTTTATACAAATAATTTCTTGACTTTGTGGTTACTTAATGGTACAATAAGGTAAGATGAGGTGATTATTATGCCAATTAAATACGACAGATTATTCCACCTTCTTGACGAAAAGAATGTAAGTTTAAACTCTTTGCGATATTTAAAGGTTGATCCTTTGAATCCGAAAACAATACAATCTATTCGCAAAGGGGATTCTGTAGCTCTGCCTACTCTGTGCAGATTATGTGATGCTTTGGAATGCGACATTTCCGATATTGTGGAATATGTACCCGATGCTGATGAGTCAGGCAGAAGAGGCTTGGCATTCCAAGAATCTGATACGGTAATTACACTTCGGCTATTTGGAAATCCAGCATCCGCAGGTTACGGAAACGATGTTGACGAAAACGACTTTACTTTAATTAACGTTAAATCAAATCCTTTAACAAACAAGGCTGATTATGCTGTTAGAATAAGCGGTTATTCAATGTACCCGCAATTTGATGAAGGAGATATAGTCCTTGTAAAGCAACAACCAGACGTTAATATTGGTGAAGTAGGTATCTTTACCGTTAATGACAACACATTCATAAAAGAAAGAGGTAAAGGGGAGTTGATCTCTGTAAATCCTAACTTCCCCAATATTCACTTCACAAAAAATGATTCCGTTGTCTGCAACGGGCTTGTACTGGGTAAGGTTGATAGAATAATCAAATTGCCTAAAACGAAACTTGTTAATAATTAGTTTCCAAAGCCTTTTTAGGCGTAACCTGTTGGAACATATCACTTGGCGACTGCCCATATGCTTCGCACATCGCAGAGAATGTCATTATAACGAATTTCCATTCATCCTGCTTAATGTGCTGTATATAGGGCTGGTTGCCTCTTCTTTTTAGCGATATACCATACTTATATTGCAAGTTCTTGTACAATTCGTTCCACATCTTGCCAAAGTAAATCTTAGTAACGGATGCAAGTTTTCTTACTCCAGCATTTAACTTGTTTCTGTCCTTCCATTCCAATATGTCACCAGCCAAAGCCTTGTTGTCCTCTTTTAACTTTGTAATGTGGCGGTTCTGAAATGCATTGTATTCCGTTGTAGCTTTTAACAGATCATTTATGTTTCCGCTTGCGAAAGCCATTCCGACATTTGTTATCAGCCTCTGCTCCTCGTTAATATCTTCCGTCTTGATCTCGTTAGAAGTCTTTTCTTCTATATTGAGAAGCTGTGTTCTGACTTCTTTTGCTACAGCAGAATCACGGAGTAACATTCCGATGCGGAGAATAGCTCTACGAGTGAACACTCTGATTCCTCTATTTGGAATAGTTAAAGTGTCACCATTTTCGAAAGTTAGCAATGCTTTTCCTTTTGAGGTTTCTAAATCCACAACTTGTGGAATTAGAAAATTTTTATAACCTCTTGTTCCTACACCATCCATTTTGAGTTCTTCGCTGTTTAATTCGTACACTCTGTGGATTGTTTTTATATCCACATCATAAAAGTCAGCTACCTGCTGTGCCGTTGCCACATCTGCGTAAGGTATCAGCAATAAATTCTTTACTCTTCCCAGCACTTCGTAATGGCTGATGCAATTGTCCCTGAGATTTCTGTCCTCTGTAAATGTTAATTCGTTCATGTTATGTAATTCCTTTCATATTTGGTTTTTTCGATTGATGATTTTTATTTCCACTGTCTACATTTCATTCACTTCCTTTCAAAGTTTAACATTTGACAAGCGGATTTTTTTGTGTTAAACTATTCTTATGGATTTCCGTTGTCTTTATTATATCGTATTATTTTACGATTGTCAACAAAACATCGTTAAATTTTACTACAAAAAGTAGGTGTATTTATTGTGAACCTTGCACAAACCTTAGCAATTATAGCAAAATCCAAAGGATTAACGCTTACTGAATTAGAAAGAATGTGTAATTTCCCCAAAAGTAGTATAAGAAAATGGTCGGAAAATATGCCGAATATAACTAAGGTTATTTCCGTTTGTGAGATTCTCAATATTCCTATAGATACGCTTGTTACCGGGAAAAATCCGATAGACTATTCTCTTCCTATAGACGAGCAGCAGCTTCTATCAGACTACAGAACAGTCGATTCTGTTTCCAAAGCTGTTATCAGAGAAAGAGCTAAGACTCTCGCTGAACAAGCAAAATCCAATAAAAATAACGGTTAGTTCACAAAAGTGAATTAACCGTTTTCTTTATTGTTGGATTGAAAATCCTATTCCGCAGAAAATATGTTTTATTTCTTGACAAACATACCGTAGCGATGCGGTATGTTGGATTGAAATTAGTTTTATGCTGTTTACAAGTTAGACACAAAAGGAAAGAGGCTACGGTATTAATCGTAGTCTCTTTTTCTTTGTGTTTACCGAATAAATACAAATTAAGCGTTCACTCCCTTGACAAAAAGTATGAATTGTGCTAATATGTATATACCATCAATCAAAAGTTGACGGGGTTCAGATTTTTCTGAACGTCACTTTAGCAGAAATGCTAAGTGTTGGATTGAAATAATTTTTATGTCGTATCTTAGTTTGGGAAAAGGGAAAGAGTCTATGGTTAATATCGTAGGCTCTTTTCCTATATTTTTATTTGTTAGGCTCTTTTTAAAAATCATTTTAACTTTTCTTTAAGCGATTCTCTTTCTTTTTGTTCTTTTTCTTTTCTGTCTTCCATTATCTTTTTATACTTTTTGTAGGTGCTTCTCGCAGCACCTTTAAGGATTTCTTCTTCTGTCATTTCGGATACTTCATCTCTATCAACGAATAAGATTTTTCCAGTGTCATAGTGCAAACATTCGTTTATTGATAGTGTATAGAACTGCTGATTTCTGTCTCTTTTATTGTTGACATTGTTGATTATATCAACAAGCAATTCCAACTGTTTAACAGAAAACTGTCTCAGTGTGTCTTCATCAACAAAAGCTGTCCTTTCATAATATGAAAGATTACTAAAACATTCAACAATCTCTTTCTTCTTTTCTAAAAGTAATTCTTTTCTCATAATATTTTCCTTTCATTTAACCTTGTGTACGGTGACTTCTTTTACAGTATCTTCTTCAAAATCCTTAGTTCCGACAAACACAGATTGTACCCATTTAACTATGAGCTTCCTGCTCTGCGGATCAGTTTTTGAACCTGTCCAGAAGTTGTGAAAATGACTTCTGCGTATGTGCGGAGTCTTTTTCACTCCTTTCCCTCCTCCGCTGTGGGAAGCGGATTGCGATGACCGCTCTGTGTTATCACGCTTATATCGTCTGTATTCGTTGCCTTGTAAAATCGGTAATCAATACGGAATCGTTTGATGCAATGTAAGTAAAAATAAAGCCTACGCTATCACGCCATTTACGCTCGACAAAGAATGTGTCGATAGGTAGATGCTCCATAGCATATCGCTCTAAAGCAGTTTCTCTGCCTTGCTCCGAAAGCAAGTTGCTTAGGTCATCGTCAAACAAGTAAGTTTGCCGCCCGTGTGTTGTAAAACGCTGTAAAGCAGTAGCAGGAAGCACTTGTAATGTTATCCTGTCCTCGTTTTTTCCCCCAAAGGGCGAGAACTGAAGCTCTCAATCCTCGATCTTTTCTTCAGCAACTCTTATCATATCCATACCTAATTTCTCAGTTTATTTCATTCCATCTTGTAACTGTTCGTTTCACACTTGAATATGCAACTGTGCGAAATTTGCAGGAATTGCATTTAACATACCATGTATCTCTTGTCTTTGGATAAAGAGAAAGGGAATACACAATCTGCAAATCTTCACTTCCACAATTTGTGCAAGGTTTCATCACATTCTTGTATTTTTCTGTGTAATCTTTAGCATCTTTTTCTCTGTCTGTGTATATTATTTCCATTTATTTAATTCCTCCTCTAAAAGATTGTTAATGATTTATTCCATAAGAAATATTGCATAATTCTATCATATGTTTTGTATCGTCTATCCCCTCATATCCTTCATATTTTCCGTGATTGCAATCCGCTTCATCGAGAACATTTTCCGTTCTTCCATTTCCTTTATTATACTATTGTTTTCGGAATAAGTCAATAGCTACAACACTGTCTTTCTACTTCTCTTTCCTGACGATTGATAAAATCTATGTTCCGTTCAATCTGTTCAACATTAAAACATAATCCGCACAGTTTGCGGATATGTTTCCGGTAGCATTCCTCTGCCGATACAGTGCTTGTAGTGATTATGTTCCCATATTGACATACCCAGCACCATCCACGTTCCCTTGTCTTAATGTACTTTGGTTTCATAGTCAATCCTCCTCTATTCCTAAACGGTAACAATCCGATTTTTTGTTCCAAAAATGTTCACGAAGATCCGCAAGTGTTTTTTCGCCAGGCTTCAATGCTTCATAATCGTATAAAACATCGTCATCTGTATAGCACATATATTTATTTGCAGAAATGCAAATCCTAAAAGGTTCACCCCTTTTTGAAAACTTTTCCGAATTTTCGGCTATAGGATATGCACCTATCATGTATCTGCCAACATTGGGATATGCATCACCCCAATCTTCAAGTTGTATTTCCATTCCAAAAGGGGTAACAGATTTTTCAATTATTGTCATTTGTTTTTCCTCCTATCAAACTTCCGTTTTATCGGTATTGCTTTCAATAATTTTACGAGCTGTATTATACGCCTTTTTTGCCCTGTTAGCTATTCCGTTTTCCGTTTCGTAATCCAGACGTAATTTGATTGCTTCGCATAATTTGTCCCCATACACAAGCAAAGCCGAGTATATAAGTTCAATTTCTTCCGTTGTCAACGTAATATTCTTTGTCATTAGTTAATCCTCCTTATCAATTTCAATACTTTCCCTTATCTTCTGAGCGAGTCTCGATGATGATCTCATGTTAATCGGCAATTCCCTTTCCATTATGCTGTAGAAATATCTATCCGTTGTTTTCCATCCTTTCAAGCATATTGAACGGCATCTTTACCATCTCTGGCATAATGACTTCTATGTTACAATACTTCCCAAGGGCATTAACAGAATATGTGTCCCCTCGACTAACAGCAATGACTTTTCCATAATCAATGGCATCGTTTCTCTGTAACGCATTAAAATTATTTTCCATAATATTAGAATATCCATACTTAATAAAAATTTCAGTACCTCCACGATTATTGCCAATCCCGCAAGTTTCTATATAATATATCGGTTCAGCACAATTTTTCCAGAATTTTCCGTTAAAATAAATAAAATGCTTTGAACAGTTATGCAACATTTGTTTTACTTTTTCCTTGTCTTCTTCTATTACGATGGATTTTTCCGTAAACTCATCTTTTTTATACATATTATGATTTTTTGTACACTGTCTTTCAAGATAGTTAATTACATAATTTTCATTCTCAAAAATCGTGCTGATTGCGGCACCATGTGTAATGCGAATAGGAGTATAAAGTTTTCCTTTATAAGTTCTGATTTCTTCTGCAAACATACGGTATTCACACTTTTCACTTTTATAATCTTCATAAGAAGTCATACCATCTTGCACTGATTGCAGGTCATGTATAATAAATGCAACAGGAAAAATATCCGAAGATAACTCTGTTATGTTTACTATTAATGTATCTTCTATTTGCCTTTCTCTTAATTTTTTATGCCTATTTGTAGGCAAAAACTTTTGATTATAGCAATAAGCAATTTTCAGTTCCATTATTTTTTTCTCCTTTCAAGCACAATGTTTTCCGTGTGTTTCTGTTTCCGTTGTTTCTTCCGTTCCGCTGTTATGATACAGTTTCCGATACTCTGCTATTGATCCGATAAGGATAAAAATCCCTATCGGCAATGCGAATAATAAAAGCGTTCCGTCACTTGAATAAGCCGTATAGATTATTCCTATAGCAATAAGGCATAAACTGCTTGCTATTTCCGATATGTAATCCCGCTGTAAAAATTCCTTAATTTTCCCATACCTTTCTATTAGTTCAAATTGTATTTTTCCGCTTGTGGCATCTCTTTTTAAATCTGCTAATGTTTTCATTGTAAAATCTCCTTATCTGTATTTGCCGTTCTGGATATTCTTCATAAACTGTCGCTTTGACATCTCACCCGTGCTGACTTTCCAGGAATCCTCCTGCTCGAGTTTCCAGTTATTGTGATAAGAGGCTGGAATCTGCGGTTCGCAATTCTTCCAAATACCATAGATAATTAATCCAATGAATAATACTATAAATGTCATGCTCTTATTTTCCTTTCTATTTTAATACTGATTTTTATATATATGTTTTGTCGGATAAATATTTTCTATTTCATCAACGGCTAGTGCGTTGAATTGTGAGCATATTTTTTCAAGTTCTTGTTGCTTCTCCTATGCTAAAGCATATATCCTCTTTAATTCTGCTATAGTGCTATTTATATCATTAAAATATATTTTATTGATATAGAATAGCTCTATTTCCTCAATGTCAATTGCTTGAATTTTGTTATTAATCAATAACGGTTTCTGTTCACCGTTAATATATTTTGTACCGCATTCTATAGATAAATTTGTTTTTAAATCCGTTAAAACATATTTATATGGCGAATAGATTTTACTAATATATGCAATACATCCAGTTATCTGTTTTATTTCCTCGCTGATTTTTTCTTCTGTTTTTTCCCCATAGGGCTTGCCTGAATACTTGTTAAAAACTTCTAATGCTATCGGCATTATTTCAGTAAACAATGCTATTTTTGCATTATTTAAAAGCAGTTTTTCTGCTATAACAACATCGTAGAGTGCCGTTCGTAAAGTGCTTTTTTCCTTATCTATTTGCATCAACTTATCTTTTTTCGTTTTTTTCTTAAAGCGTTCATCATTTTTTTTATTCAAACGTTCCACAATTTTACTTTTTTCTACCCTTATAGAATTTATTTCATCTATAATTTCATTGTACTTTTTCATGTGTTCCTCCTTGCCCATCAGAGCGACTTAAAATTGATTATGTATTGGCACAGCTTCAAGATCGTTGCACTGTCGGCTGTGATAAGCGGATAAAATCCGCTTGAATTAATAAGGACGTGTGTAGTATATCGGAACAAAGCAGTTTTTAGCCGTGCTGATTACAAGCCGTTCTGCGTCTCTTGACGGGATACGAATAAACAGATCCCCATCAATATATATACAATAATTGTATATATGCACCACGTTCAAAAATCCGATTTCAAAGTGAGCCCGATACATTTTTTTCTTCAAAGTGCGGAATTGCTCTTTGTCGATAAATGCACCGCAACGGATAATTTCGCCTGAAATATCGTAAGCAAAATTATCCAAAGCCTTTTGCTTTTTGAATTTTTCTTCAAAATCCATAACTGTAACCATCCTTTAATTTTATTTTTACCCTTGTGGGCTGGGATAGGGCTTGATCCGTTCAAACCCTTCAGAAAACGTTACTTAATCAGCAAGCTATTTTTTCCATAGCATCAAAAAGTGCCTTTTTTGCGGTATCCGTCAGCATTACAACGGCATTAAACCCGGTTCTGTTAGGGCAAATATCACGGTAAATTTCCGTGATTGTCCAACATTTTCCATTAAAAACGGCTGTGAAATGTGTTGACTCTGGGGTGTGTTTGTAGGCATTCGGAAAATGTTCCGCTCCGTCATAATGAATGAATACACCGTTCATCTTTGCCTTTGCAATGGGATATTTTGCAAGAATACCGTTGAGAATTTCAACGATATTTTCCGCTGACAGCGTTCTAGCTGTGCAACGGTGCTGTACGGTGTTTAACGTCTCTGTAAGATCGGCGATCTTGTTTTCTGTGTTCAGTATGATTTTTTTCATTGTGATTTCTCCTTGTAAAATATGTATGTTTAGCGTGCTTTTGCCCGCTATAGCCTTTTATCTTGGCTACCTATGCCCTGATCACTCAGGGCGTAACGCTCACAGCCTAAAGCCCTTTTTATAGTCGCTGTGCCGACTTTTCAATTTTCATCAGATTGTACTATCCTATCCGCCCGTTAGGGCTATGTAATTTTGGGAACAATCCCAATACCGCCGGGATGGTGGGATTTCGTCGCAATTTTCAGCAACTCATCAGGGGATCTTTTACCATCCTTTATAAGTGCTTGATGTTTATTTTAATATTGTAACATCCTTCCATTTAATAGCCGGGTCATCCCATTTAATCCGATACCGGGCAGCTTTTCCGTATTCTTTATCCCAATCATAAAGCGCCCCCCTTTTTTTCGTGTATAAGGTTGACCCATCGAATGACCATCCACGGTAAATAACAGATTCGCCACCCCCCAGCGTTTTAAGCAGTCTAGCGTCCTGTGTTTCAAACGAGAAAACGTCCCTTTTCCCGTCAATGTATAATGCCTTGTAAACAATCATGATTTTAACCATCCTTTAAATATGTATTTGGGATAATCCCGATACCGCTAAAGCGGTATTTCGTCTTAATTCTCAAAGACTCATCAGGGGATTTTTAAAAAAGATAATGCATTTTTACTACATTTCTATAGATTGATAATCTATAAATTACATAGTTTTCTTGCATATAGTCATAATCATATACTTGCCATTTTTCGCCATCGTTAAGCATATATTTTTTTTCGTTGAGCGATTTTGCAATGCGATCTGCGCTACTATCAGGTGCAAAATATGCTCGTTCTGTTGAGTGAACAAATTCTTTACCTTTTTTTGCTACTGCAATTAATTTCATAATTTTAACCATCCTTTATATGTATTTTTTTGCCCAATTGGGCTTTGGTGATAGTCTGTTTTTATAGTGCTTACTATCAATACACTTGACAAAACCATTTTAAATGGTTATAATAACAATAAAGGGATGTTGTACCGCTCAAGCGGGAACTCAAGCGGTACAAACGGTTATTTTTTGAGAATTTGCTTAATGATATGTATTATTGCTTTGGGTACATCAAACAAGATAACCGCTGTTAAAACAGTAATTAAAATTACAATGTTTAACATTTTGTCCATCCTTTATTTGTTATAGTATAAGCCATATCATTTAGAGGCAGTCCACGCATAGCCGATACAGCTTTATTTAATTGTCAATGAACATAAGCTTGCTATGCTTGTAAGTGTTTAGCTTTAATCACCCTACCCTTTATGATGTGGCTTGTATTTTTAAAATCGTTTGAGCAACCGCCCAGATGAGCGGTACAGTAACTAGATAACTTTTGTTTGCTTGTCTTTATCTCTTTACTGTACCTATATTATAGCACGATTAACCGTGCTTGTCTATACACATTTTACACAAAATAACACGATTAACCGTGCCGTTTATTGTGCATTGTGAACAAAAGATATACTGGGCAACACGAAAAATTAACAAATCGTTTACTATATAAGGTGAAATTATGATTTCAGAAAAAAAGAAAATTAGTAACAAAAAATGGAATGATGCACATATGAAAACTATAGGGTGCAGATTAACAAAAGAAAAAGCAGAAGAATTACGTATTTATGCCGAATCACAAGGGTTAACTATATCAAAATTCGCAAGTTTGGCAATGCAATATTGCAAAAATAATAACATAAATTTACAGCAAGAGCCTGAAGAAGAAAACAGCGAAAAGTAAACGAAACGTTGTTATTTGCTGCCTGAGTTGATTATATCACATAACCGCAAAATTGCAAGCAGAAAAGATTATAACATTGTTGTAAATGCACTTATTTTGCGTTTTAAACGGCTTGCAAGTATGCTATAGTGTAATTTGACTATGGTGTTTTAACCTTGCTTAAAACGCATTTTAAAGCGTATTTTTGCGATACGGTTTTTTGATATGGTCGCATAGATTAGACCGGTTATTTACAATTGTTTACAATTATTCGCTGTTTACAGATTTTGACATAGCCATATTTACATATTTTTACTTTGAGCGGGTTTTGGCAGTTTTGACCGATTTTGAATAGTTAATTTGCTTAAATAATAATCATTTTTTCGTTAAGTAAAAACGTTATAATTTAAGTAAATTTATAAAGGAATTTTTAACATTGTTAAGTAAAGTTATTTTACAGGCTGTAAAGTGATTTTATGACTATGCGTATAATTCAAAGGTGTACCATAAACAGTATAAGTATACGTATTATAGCATTGTGCTTGTAAAGCTGTACGGTTTATTGTACACGTTGTATAACTTATGTTGTGTAACTGATGTTGTGTAACATAATTTACATAACACTGTTATGTTGATGTTTTTTAGTGTACCATTTTTGGTACACTATCAGCCGAACGAAAAAGCTAATAAACGTTAGCCAAAATTGCATTTTACAAGGAATTTACAGGGAAAATCTTACATTTTTACTTGTTCAAAATTGCACTATTTGCCCGGCTTAATGCCGTTGTCAACTTGACATTTTCGGCAGTTTGTCAAGCTCATGCGGGGTATGTTCTCATTTCTGTAAGCCATCGTGAATGGTGGACTGTTCATATCTGTTTTTTCAACACATCAGGTTTAAATTTACATCTCATTATATAGGCTTTCACCCACACTAACATCACTTTTATCATTCATCTTGCTCAAATAAAACCACCTAAAACCACTTCGGACTATTTTTCGATAAAGCATTGAATTTACTCAATAAAACTTAACCTCTAAAAATGAAGAAAATCAACAAAAATCATTCTTTCAAGCCTATAAAAAGTTAATCTTTATTGGCTTATGTCCAACAGAATGCCGATATTATCACTTCGAGCCTAAAAACAGGCTCTTTTTTTATACCTATAAACAAGGCATAACCTATCTTTATAGTGGATTGCACTTAATGCTTCGTAGTGACGAAATTATCTCATCCGATAATCAGAACAATATCTAAATGAAAAAGTAACCAAAATTAGCACACAAAATTTGTACAAAATAAACTATAGAAATTGAAAAAAGATTATATCTTTTCTGTTGACAACCTATACCAGAAGTGGTATAATAGGCTTAAAGAAACCGATTATAAGATTTATAACAAAGGAGAAAAAACAAAATGTATCAAGGAACGCTGGATATGATTACTTGTGATAATCCTATAGAGAGTACCAATACGGTAGTCAAGATTGACACAGATGGTTTACACAAACAGCTCAGTGAATTAGGTGTTAAGAGTGAACCACAGAATACTCTTATAAAGAGCAAACACAAGAAAGAACTGACTAATCCTAATAAGAGCCATACAGCAGCTTCTCCTATAAGAAGTCTTGAAGAGATTGATGAAATAAAAGAATATCTCTTAAACAGACCGGAGAGATACAAAGGAACTAACATAAAGTATTACACTTATTTTGTAATGGCTATTAACAATGTTCTGAGAATTAGCGATTTAAGTCAGATCAGAATAGGTGATTTACTTCATACAGATGATTCTTTAAAGGATAAGATTACTCTTACCGAGAAAAAAACAGGAAAGACTAATACAATCTATCTGAATGACTCTATTAAAAGTGTAATCCCTAATTATTTGAGAAGTTTAGGGGTTTACTCAAGAGAAGATTATCTTTTCTCCCCTAGAGGAAAAAGTGATAAGCCAATGAGCAGACAATCATTTTGGAATATCTTAAATGAGATAAAGAATGCTCTTGATTTAGACTACACATTATCTTGTCATTCTACAAGAAAAACTTTTGTTTATCAATCTCTTATGAAAAATAAAGACAAGTATGTCTACATTCTTACACTTCTTCAGAGAATGTTAAATCATTCTAAGCAGGAAACAACAATTAGATACTGTGGACTTGAGGAAGATGACAAGAGAGAAGTCTACAATACTCTTTGCCTTTAAAGGCAAAAAATTAAATAGCTATTTACTCATAGTGGATAAAATAAAAAATTATCTGCTATGAGTTAAATTAGACCTTAAACTCATCAAAGAAACTAATTCTAAGATTTATGGAGGAAAAAGAAATGTACACATTTACAAGAATTGAAGCCAAGAAATCACCAGAAGATTTAAGAGAAATGAGAGAATATGAAAAATATCTCAGATCTAAACCTACAAATGAAAGTTTTGAAGAAACCTATCAGATGTTAAGAGATTTTGGTATCAGAATCAAAAAGAATGAAATACCAAAAAAAGAAACAATAGGTTCACTTGAGAGATGGAGACTTCAGGTTATCAAAGATTACATAAGAAGTTGAGAACAAAAAATTCTCTTTTCTAAAGGCTCAAAATTTTCACTGAATTTTCTGTCAAAAAAGTTTCGTCCGCAGTATAAGTAAAGTATTTATACTTTACTTATACGGTCTCTCTTAATTCAGTATCGTCGAGGACTATTTTATGATACTCTACGGTACTATGAAAAACTTTCAAGAATAGAGGTGTTTATTATAGAGGAAGATGAGATAGCAAATAGTGAGTATTTTGTAAAGATACCAAATCGGTATATACAGTGCAACGTGAAAAAACGCTATAACATTAGCAGAATGTTTTATGGAATTTATTTTCTTATAGGCAAGCACAAATCTTTTGAAGATGATAGTTGGATTACTGTTAAGAAAGTATTTGATTTTTATGGATACAAATGTAGCACTAAAAAAAGGAATGTTTTTTATGAAGTAATACAGGTATTACAGTTTATGGGGAATAACAAGATGATTGAGTTGCTGACCGATTTAAAGGACATCACATATACCACCTGCATAGAACTAAAGATACTTAATGGTGCATTTATTTCCGATAAGAACTTCACAAGAATTTATACCAATCAGTTTTTAGCTATTGGTGGTATGAACTACAGCGGCAAAGAAAATATTTTGCTTGTTTATCTGTACGTCAAATCTTACATAATATCTCGTAAACCTGATATTCCTAATCCCTTTGACTACCCGGAAGCATTCTACAAAAGTACCGATAAAATTGTCAAAGACTTAGGTATGTCTAAAAGCACAGTTAATAAGTGCTTACAGATACTCACAAGTGGGGAACATCCTCTGCTTATAAAGAAAGAGATGGGATTTTCGCATAGTGAGAAAGATAAATCAGCTAAGAAATTACCAAATATCTATGTACTCAATAAAAGCGGATATGAGACAGAAATCGCTTGGGCAAAAGAAAAATTACTAAATATGACAAGGGGGAATTTTATATTAGCGAATACGGAATAAAAATTAAGAACATAAGTGCCGGAATGCTTTATGATGTAAATTTGGGGGTAAGAGATTATTTCACTTATACTGAAGCAATGCTCAACAACAGCCTGTTCAGTTACTTTCTAAAAGCAAACGGTTTAGATGTTCACAAGAACAAGCAAAATGGAAACGAAAGCACTCGTGATATAGTATGTTTAGATTTTGATTTTGGTAGCAGATCGTATGATGATGAATTAAAAAGGCTTGAGGGGCTATTAAAGACGGACATAACTGCTGAATCAAAAGAAAGAATAAATACCGCTATTGAGCGAGTAAAACAGAACAAATCATTGTATTCTGAGAAGAAACGTGGAGAAATCCGTGATAAATTCTACAATGAAGGGGTTGATATTACCTATAAGATACGAGATAAGGAAGGTAATATCAAGAGTGAACAGACGATTCATTATAATATGCTATTTCGCACAAGTGCCAAAGCAAAACTCGGACAAGTCATATTCATAAATCAAAAACTTTACAAGAAAGCATTTGACTGGCTGACAATGGGCTTAGGCAATAAGATGGCTAAAGATAATGCAAAGATAGTTGAAATGTCTGCTTATTCTCCTTTAACAACGAGTACAATTGTAGGAACGCTACATATCCCGGTAAACGACATTCTCATTCTAAAGGATCAAGACAGTTATTTTAAGACTATGGCAAATGTAGTCAAAGCTGATACCTATACTGATAAAAAAGGCAACACCAAAAAGAAGTGTGTTGTGGAACGCAAGGAAACAGAAGTCAAAAACACTATTTGGGATGGTATGGGGATTATAGAATCAGATTTGTTGCCTAATTGGGTAAACGGTATGGCTCTTCTCCGCAATCATTTCTTTAAGATGTGTGGCTTGCGAGGGCATTTACAACTATTCTTTAAAGATTGGTGTAATGAGAATGGCTATGACTACCCTACTCATCAAGTACAAGATATGTTTGGCAATTGGCACTATCTAAAGGATATAAAAGTTATAACCACTGACAATGCTGTTAAATGGCGTAAGTTTATTGACATAATGGGTAACACTCCAGAAGCAGCTTATTCTTATTGGTGTAATCGAGTTAGTTTGGATGGTGACATATTCGGTATTGTTAAAACAGATCATCCAAGCAAATTAGGCGAATATCAACAGTTGAGTTATCAAATGATAAATACCCTCCCCTGCACAAAAGACGAAGTAAAAGCTATCGCTCAGAACAGTATTGATTATGTAGAATTACTTAAGCAGGACAATGAAGAATTTGAGAGGTTTTTGCGTAAAAACGCTAATGAGATAAATCACTATGAGATGCTCGCCGATTTATACAGGCATAATAATGACTTTGGCAATTCAAAATGGTTTAGAGAAGAAAAGAAAAAGATTATCTCAAATTATGTTCATTATCTACGCAAGGGTAAGATACAAGTCAAGGGGGATAATTTAACGATATTTGGGAATCCTTATGGATTACTGCTATATACTGTGGGGGAAGACTGGACTAATGACCCTACCCTTTTAAAAGAACGAGGGTGTATACAATGTTATACTAATCGTTTTAATGACGGGGAATATTTAGCTGCCTTTCGCAACCCACACAATTCCCCAAATAACATTTGCTATCTGCATAACAAGCACAGTGAAGAATTTACGAGATATTTTGATTTTAGTAACAACATAATGGCGGTAAATTGTATAGAAACAGATATACAAGACCGAATGAATGGGTGCGACTTTGATTCCGATTTCTTCTTAGTTACAAACCAAAAGGAAATTGTAGAGTGTGCGAAAAGGTGTTACGAAAGCTACCCTACTATAGTTAATTCTTTAAAAGAAAGCGGAATTACATATAACAACACCAAAAGCGATTATGCTGTAATGGACAACAGATTTGCAAGTTCAAAAATGGGTATAGGTTGGTCTAGTAACCTCGCACAATTGGCTATGACTTATTACTGGACTGAAATATCCAAAGAATACCTTGACGATGAAAAGGCAAAAGAATTATACGATAATTTTGTAATCCTTTCTGTTATAGCCCAGATTATTATTGATAGTTGCAAACGACTTTACGAGATAGACGGCGAAGAAGAAATAAAACGCATAAGCAAAATGCCTTGTATGACTATGAACAAAACAATAACGGATGATAACGGTAACATTAAAATCGTTAAGTGTGATTACCCGGAATTTATGAGATACACCAAAGAAATTAAGTATACAAAAGACGGTAAAGAATTACCGTTTGCTGAAATAAACGAAACAAAAACCAAACTTAGAAACCGTATAAACGAAGATTTAGACTGTCCTATGAATTGGTTGGAAGAATGGTTAGACAAAATACAAGGGGCATCAACATCGGAAACAACTCCTACTGCCGACTTCTTTATTAAGATGAATGGCAAGGCTAACGCAAGGCAGATGTCAAAAGTAAGAGTTCTTGTAGAAGATTATGACACATTTGCCAAGTATCTTTTCGCAACAGAAAAAGACGAAAAGATTGTAGCAGAAAAACTTATTCAAGAATCTAATGTGTTGTTAGAGAAACTGAGAAAAATCAAAATAGGCAACATAGTTACGATAAACCGGCTTATAGAAACTTCGTTAGGGTTAGCAAATGGAATTGGAGCAAGCAAAAAGTTATTAGATGTCTATAATAAACCTACAAAAAGAATACTCAATTTCTTGTACAAATTAGACAAAGAAAGGTTCTTAATTAACTTCAAGCCACAGTAAAATTGCCAAAAATGCAAAAAAATTGCAGAATGATTTTGCGTTCACCTTCAACTATCGTGGGTTTCGCCCACGTTCATAAAAATTTGTAAAATATGTATTATGGAGGGGGAACGATGAGCGTTCATCAAGTAGGCTTCACCGCTATTTCCGATGCGGTATAAAATATGGGCGGTACTGAAATCGTAAAGTTATAACTTACGGTCACGTTCTGGCGGTTGTGATATTTCTCTAACGGCGATATTACAACCGTTGGGGGTGATTGAAAAAAACAAAAAATATTATATGAAAGAAGTGAAAACACATAGTTAGAATCACTAAGTTTGAGATGCAGTATCTCTTAAAGAATGGTGTAAAGTTTGGCGAGAATGGTCTTGCAAAAACAAAGTCGCACCACAGAAAGAATTACTTTGTAACCGAAACAAAGAAGTGTTTAAAATTACTTAGCGAATGTAGAGGCGAATAATAAAAGCCTAATTCACAACGAAAGGATTGATATTAGATTAATAAATATGAAGAACAACTACACAAGTACGGATTGACACCTGAAAAATATGAGCAATGTCTACAGGATATTCATGATAAGGTGTTAGGAGTTGAAGATCAAGATTGGGCTGACATAGTAATAAAATACAATCTGCCGATGTCAAAGGACACAGTTAGGAAGGCATCTTCACAAGAAATATTCGGCAATGTTTTTGTATTAGACTATTTCAGAGAAAAAGAAAAGAACAAAGGCAATAAAGAAAGTCCTGAATCAAATTACAGGACTGAAATATCAATAAATAAAGATGGCTCGTATCTGAGTAATAAATTAGTAGTATTAAGTGAGGATGATTTAAAGAATCCTGATAGCCTTTTGAAAGCACATGGATTTGATATAAAAGAATGGGAACTTGTTTCTGCTAAAAATAATGCTTGGAATGTTTACAGCAAAAAAGACGGAATTAAGGAATTATACTCAAGCAAGATTGTTATAAAGCCGAGAACTGAAATTTCATTACAGGAGATAAAGGAATTTTACAAGGAATTAGTTGATACATATAAAGCTCCGATAGTAAAGAAATACGAGAACGAAAATAACGGTTTTATGCTCGAAGTGCCTATAATGGATTTGCATTTAGGTAAATTTTCAACCAGCGATATAGTAAAAGAAGTATACAACTCACAGATTGCAAGGGAATGTTTTAACAAGATTATTGACACTTGTATCACAAGATGCAAGGGACTTAACCTTGAAAAGATTATCTTCCCAGTTGGGAACGATTTCTTCCATTTTGACACAGTAGGAACGACAACAACGGCAGGAACACCGCAGGATGCGGATGTTAAATATCAGACATTGTTTAGAGATGGGGTTACTCTTTTAATTGATGGTATATCAAAACTGTCAAGCGAGTTAAAAACACCTGTAGAGGTGTTCTGTGTACAAGGCAACCACGATACTTTGTCAAGCTATCACGCTTTAATGGCTTTATGGTGCTATTTTAACAATAACGAAAACGTTACAGTTGACTTGTCTACATCACCGAGAAAGTATATTTCTTATGGAAATGTTCTTTTAGGATTTACTCACGGTGATAAGGAAAAGAAACGGTTAGATAAGATAATGCAAGTCGAAGCATCGGAACAATGGGGAAAAAGTGCTTATAGGGAGATCCATTCAGCCCACCTACATTCAGAACACGTTGTTGAAGATGATGGTATAATCATCAGAAATTTATCTTCCGTTACTGGTACAGATGCATGGCATCACAACGCAGGGTATATTGGGGCAGTTAGAAAATGTACCTGCTTTTTATGGGATAAAGAACGAGGATTAGACTCAACGTTCAATGTAGTTATTTAACAAAACTGCAACAAAACACAAAAATATTCAATAAACAAAAATAACGGCTAAAAGCCTCTAAATAGAAAGGAAAATATAATATGACAACAAAGGAATTAGTAAGAACAATCGCAAACAATACAGGAATTACAATGAAGGACATCACAACAGTTCTTGAAAATTATCAAGAAGTAATCAAGGAAACTGTGGCAAGCGGTGAGAAGATAAGTATGATAGGTTTTATGAACATATCAAAGGTAACAATACCTGCTAAGAGCGGTGTAAGTACACTCAGAGGAGAAACAAAGGAGTGGAGTTCTCCTGCTCACGATGAGATAAAGGTTACGCTTAGCAAGTCTTATAAGGCACTCTAAGGTGGTGTTTTGATTGACTAATAAAAAGAGTACAAATGTTTCTCTTGATGACGTCACAGATGTTGCCGGTCTCATTGGCACTGAACTTGAATCATTAAGAGAAAATGGCGGTTGCGTGGCAGTTTATGCTAAGAGAGATTTCACTAACGATTTGTTCATCGAATTGATACAAGATGGATACGGTTTTTCTTATGCTGATTTTGATGGGCTTGACGATTTAGTTAAGGATAGAGTTTATCTTATGATGATAGATAATGAATGCAATGTCAGCATTGAACCGGCTATTAACTCTAATGGTGTTATAATCGCACATGATGCTTCTACTGTTTTAATCTACATAGATGATTGCCCTCAAAAAATAGCGGAATTTAATGAGGATGATGAGTGCAAGATAATCTATTTTGATCTTGATGGCAACTCAAAAGTGAACAATGTAAATAATGCAAAAGTGCAGATTAAGCATAACGGCAGTGGGGATGTTGTCGGATTTACTTGTGATGATACAAGTGACGATGGTTGTAGTTATCATTTTAGTTGCTACAGTACCGATGCGGAAATTGTAAAGAAATATGCAAAGGCATATGGAATAAACTTTTAAAAAACTATACAGAAAAGGAATTGTAAAATATGAATGAAATTGAAATTTTTAAAAATGCTAGAAATGAAAGAGCGTTTATGAACTTTATTAACAGTACAGAGTTCAACGCATTGGTTGATTCAGATTTAGAAATATGTTTAGAGTATTATAAAAATATTTGTAATTATATTAAATATGTAACTAGCACGATTAACAAGAATAATGCAACTAAGTTAAGTGAAAAGTGGGTTTTGAGGAATTTAATTGATGATATGTTGCTTGATAAGAGTTTAGAAGAAAACCAATTTGCCTTTGTGTATTTTATTAGGAATACAGAAACAGGATATGTTAAAATCGGAAAAACTAAAGATATACAGAAGAGAATAAAAGATATTGAACGTACTTTTCATTTTTTAGGGCAAAACAAAAACAAACTCGTTTTAGAAGCCATAGTTCTATGCCCGCTATATATAAATAGCAAAAAGCTCGAAAAATATTTTCATAACTATTTTGAAAGTTATCATATAAATGGGGAATGGTATGATGTTTCATTTGACGAAATTTGTGATAGCATTATAATAGATTTTGATGTTAACGGGGTTCTCGTGTCAATTGAAAACGGAAGTTCTTTATTAGATGATGAAAATTTTTCCGAATACAGCATAATGGAAAGTAATTGCGAATTGAGAGACATAATTCAAATGAAATACATTATCAAATTTTCGGGGGAGTTTGGAGTTTTTAGTATATTTGATTATTTGAAATATATGAATTTCAAATCTGATAAAGTATATTCAGAAGATTTATACAAGTTTATTCGTAACGGAAATGCTCAGAACCTTTATGATAATGTCAAGAACAAAATAACCGAATTATTAAATTTTTTAAGTTGATAATGATATGATGATTTAAGAGAAGTGGCTAACTACCACTTCTCTATTTTTATATGTAAGAAAGGAAGTGAGATAGATGGGAAATACAAGAAAAACAGTTTATAACAATATTTGTTCATCTGAAAAACTAGCACAGGTGAATCCAGAGAATCTTCAATTGGGAAAGGATTTCCTTGAATATCTCACATCTGTTGATCGTGCAAAAACTACAGTAAAAAGCTATGGGCATGATTTGAAAATAATTTGGGTTTTATGTTTGGAATTATTAAACAACAAATTTTTTGTTGATTTATCTAAAAGGGATATAGTTAAGATTCAAAATTATTGTTTGAACACTTTGGGTTGGAGTCCTGCACGAATGAGAAGAGTTAAATCTACTATTTCATCGTTATCAAACTATATTGAAAATATGCTTGATGATGAATTTGAGGGTTATAGACCAATAGTGAGAAAAATAGAAAATCCACCTTCTTGTACGGTTAGGGAGAAAACCGTTCTTGAGGATGAACAACTTGAAAAATTGCTAAATCATTTAATAGATAAAAATGAATTAGACAAGGCTTGTATGTTGGCAATGGCAATGCACAATGGCAGGAGAAAGTCTGAATTACCAAGAATGAAACTTTCTTATTTTACAGAAGATAATATAATTTATGGATCTTTATACAGAACACCAGAAACAGTTACTACCAAAGGTAGAGGTTCAAGGGGTAAGCAACTTACGATTTATACCCTTAAAAATGGTTTTCAGAAATATCTTGATCTATGGCTTAATTATAGAAAACAAAACAACATTACATCACAATGGCTTATTCCTAAGAAGGAAAATGGGGTTTATGTTGATGAGCAAGTTCCTATAACAACAATGGATAGTTGGGCTGAAAGTTTTTCTAATTTCTTAGGTATTCCATTTTACTGGCACTGCTTGAGACATCTGTTTACTACTAGGCTGTCCGAATCAAACATACCCGATAGTGTTATTCAAGATATTATCGGTTGGGAAAGTGCCGATATGTGTAGGTTATATTGTGATACATCTGCGGATGCTAAATTGGGAAAATATTTTGATGAAGATGGAATTAAGACGGTGGAGAAAAAATCTCTGTCTGATATTTAATATTAAGGAGGTGGAGCTATGGCTAGTATACAATCAAGAAACGATAAAATAAAGGAGTCTATGGCAGCTCCACAAAAAATAGACCTAACAGTTGAAATGAGATTTCCTTTATCTAATAATTTGGGTTCAGATAAAAAATACAAATGTACAATGTGCGGGAAGTCTTGGGATAACCAAAAGACACATTTTTCTAAATCGGCACATCCTAAATATCAAGCAAATGACGGATATATTGACATCTGTAACGATTGCCGAGACCTTTATTATAAAAAACTCGTAGACTTATATTCAGGTAATGAGGAACACGCAATTCGTCATATGTGTTTAGAATTTGGATGGGTATATCATATAGATGCTTTAACGGCTGCTAGGCAAATTTCTGCTGATAGGTCAAGAATATCTCATTATCTTGCAAAAAAGAATTTGGGGCAGACCGCTTCTATTGGATCAACCTACTTTGATTCGATGAAATATGAATATCAAAATAGACTTGGACAGGTTATAGAAAGCAAAGAACAAGCAAAATCGGATCAATCTACTGTAAGTGCATCTGCTGTAGATAGATGGGGAGCAGGATTCACCGAATCAGATTACAAAAATCTTGATGAACATTATAGGATGCTAAAGAAAAATAATCCCAACTGCGACAATAACCAAGAAATTTTTATAAAATCGCTTTGCAATTTAAATATGCTTATGATAAAGGCTCTTAAAGATGGGGATTCGGATAAATACGTTAAACTGACAGACCAATATGCTAAAACTTTTAAACAAGCTGGACTAAGAACTGTTGAAGAAAAAGATTCTAGTAATGATGAAACGTTCTGTATGACACTTGGATTTATTTCTGATTATACTCCCGAAGAATTTTATAAAGATAAGAAGTTGTATGCGGATTGGGACAATATAGGTGAATATATAGACAGACATATAACGAGACCTATGATTAACTTAGAAACAGGTAGTGAAACAAGGGATAAAGAATACTTCGTACCGGATGGTGATGATTATGAAGAATGATTTGATACAGTATGCCGACGAAAACCAACTTGAATTGTACAAGAAATTCCCTTCCACTCATTATTTAAGCAATCAAGATAATGTGTTGCACGTTTTGGCTTGGAGTACGTTTTTTAAAAGAAATTTACATAGATTTGTCATCGACTATTTAAAAATCCCTTTATTTGAATATCAAGCACTTGCTATATATGAAATGGGTATTTCTAACTTAATTTGCATAATTGCTAGCAGAAATGATGCAAAGTCGTTTATAGTGGCGGTTTATGCAGTGGCGAGATGCCTTTTATATAAAGGAACTAAGTTTAGAATCGGTTCAGCTACAGAAAAGCAAGCAAAACTAATTGTATCAGAAAAAATAATTGACGAGTTGTGTGAATGGTCTCCTATATTGAGAAAAGAAATTGAGGATTTTTCTACAAGGAATAGTGACATTTTCGTTAAGTTTAGGAACGGCTCAAAAATATCAGTATTCGTTGCTAATGAAAATGCAAGAGGACTCCGTAGTAACGGTATTTGTCGTGAGGAAACAAGACAGATAAAGAAAAAAGTTGAAGATTCCGTAATTTCTCCTTTCCAAATGCCGAGAAAGCCACAGTATTTATTTAAATCCGAATATGCCAAAAACAAAGACTTAAAGGAACAGCCTGTAGATATTTATATTAGTTCAAGTTGGTATGATGATGGAAACTGGATGTGGGATATTTCTAAACAGGCTTTAACTGAAATGAAGAAACATAATGGTGGATTGATGCTTGCTTTTGATGAAAGTATAGCTTTAAAGCATGAATTAAAGACAAAAGAACAGCTTATAAAGGAAAGAAAAAAGCAAGACCCAGCTACTTGGAAAATAGAATTTTTGAATTTGAAATTAAGGGATTCTGTTTCTTCATACTTTACATATAAGATGCTGATTAACAGACAAATTTCAAAATATGTTTTCTATCCTCGTTCTACTCTTGATTTCAAGAGTAACAAGAAAAATAAATATGCGATACCTAAATTAGACAACGAAATTAGAGTTATCTCAAATGATATTGCATTTGTTGCAGGTAGTCAGAATGATAATTCGGTATATTCTTGTATTCGTGCAATTCCTGAATCAATAGTTTATGATACTGAAACCGATAAAGTCGAAATAAAACAAGGATATAGACGGGAATATCCGTATATTGAATCTAACCAAATCGGTGATACCACTTTACAGGCAATAAGAATTAGGCAATTATATGAAGATTTTGAGGCTGATTACATTGTACTTGATGCTAGAAATGGTGGTTTGCAAATTGCTTATTCTCTTCAGAAAGTATTGTATGATGATGAAAGAGGAGTTGAATATGCTCCTTTAAAAGTAATGAACAATGACGAATATGCAAAAGTTTGTCAAGATAGAAACGCAAAACCTTGTATTTATGTAATTAACGCAACCCAAAACTTGAATAGCGATATTGCAATTGCTTTTAGAAAAAACCTTATAGAAAACAAGATTGACTTTTTGGTAAACTACAATACGGCAAAAGACGAAATTTTGTTGCAAAATAAAGATTATGTGGATAGTTTAAAAGATAATGTTGATTTACAAGCGGAATTTGAGCTTCCTTTTTTGGAAACTCAATTTATGATAAATGAATGTGCAGAATTGCAATATGAGAAGATGCCACAGACAGGAATTATTAAGATATATGAACAAGGGGCTAAAAGGAAAGATAGATACACAAGTTGCTCTTACGGCTCTTATTTTATAGATAAGTTGGAATTGGATTTATTGTCTACTACTCCCAAAGCAGACTTCTCAAAAGCAAGGCTATTCAGTTCAAGTATAGATTTTTAGAAAGGCGGTGATATGTAAGTGCCGAATGAAACTAATGATTTTGATATAAGTTTTACATCTCAAACAAGCGATGGTACTATAATAGTCACCTCCGCAGAAGAAATAGGAAAAGAAAAAATGCGTATTGCTTTAAGCACATACGATCCTAGTAACGATAAGTATTCTGTTTATCTTAATGAGGGGGTTAAGGCTAATAGCGGATTAACTCCTACAGAAATAGATGACTTATTAACTGATACACAAAACAGTCTTGAGAAAGTACAAAGAATCAATGCTTATAACAGAAAACTGATAAACAAGAATGATATTATCGGTAAGACTGTCGAGTCTCTTGATACCAACATAAATACAGACATTAAGATTACTTATGGAGATGTTGGTAATGTCAAGGATAAAAGAAACAAGCAGAAGCAATTGGATAGTTGCAAAGAATTGATAAAGGATGTAAACGAGGGAATACATATAAAATGGCTGATTAGAAATGCTGTTGTAACGTCATACACAGAGGGTAATTTTATTGCTTATCTTCGTCATGACGATCATAGCAATTATGCTGTTGCCATATATCCTTTAGGTGTTTGTGAAATATCAGATTATAATGTCAACGGTGAGCCAGTTGTTCTGTTTAACATAAAAAATCTTCGTGATAGACTTAGCAAGACCTATAAGAAAAATAAAAAAAATAAGGCTTTATTCTTCAAAGATGTTGAAGATGAAGTCAAAGCGAATTACCCTAATGAAATATACGAAGCGTTTGTTAATAAGGAAAGTTATGCGATCCTTGATCCAAAATACACGGGAGTAATCCGTATAAATAATCTTAATCGTAAATATGGCGTATCTCCTATTTCTCGTGCTTATACGGATTTGCTTATGCTTGATACTTTTGCAGATACTGATAGAGTAAATAGTAAAGCTAAAGGTAAAAAGATTATACATCAGAAAATGCGTAAAGAAGTGTTAGGGGATGACAGTCGCAAGGATTATTTTGACGAAATGGCTTATGCCCACGATAACTTTATGGCATCATGGAAACAGAGTACGGTTGTTGTAACATCTCCTCCTACGGTTGAAGAAATTAAGTATGTAGAACCGACAGTAGAGATGACCTCGAAAGACACCTATAACACATATAGAGCGAAGGTGCTGTCTACTCTTGGTATTCAATTTTTAATGGACAGTGGTTCACAGTCTGTATCTACAGCATCTATCTCTGTTACTCAATTAATGCGTACAATAAATGCTATAACGGAGCAATTAGAGGACATATTACGCAAGTGGTATAGACAAATTTTAAAAGACAACCACTACCCTGTTGCATACTGCCCCCATGTTGAAATAACGGATTCAGAGCAGCTTGAACTTGATATGAGAAAGACTTTGAGTGAGTATTGCTTTAATACTCTCGGTGCATCAAGAGAAACTGCATTTGAAATGGTGGGACTTGATATTAAGGACGAAGCTCAGAGGAGGATGTCAGAAAAAGATAACAACTATGACGATATATTTACTCCTTACAGTACAGCTTATACTAAATCTGGGGATAGCAATTCAGAAGGTGGCAGACCTACCGACAGTAAAAATGATGCAAAGCAGGAATACGATCAGATTAGGAATGATACAAAATGAGTAAGTATGTTATAAAATGCCCGTGTTGTGGGGAAGAAATAAAAATTGCTATTGATAGTGATGGTGGAGATTCTGCCATCACTATTGTAATAGATAAAATACCAATTTCAACGCAAGAATTAAGCAATAAATTTGGTATTGAATTAGGGACATCAGAGAGTGAGGTGATAACGGATAATGAATAAAGAAAGCATTTTACTATCAAGTAAAACAATAGATATAGCTGAAAACGACTTGTGGTTAGAGCTGACTAATAGAATGTGTTATTACGATGACAAGAATTTGAACAATGTCTTGCTTCCTTATAAAGGTGTGGAAGATAAGGCTCTTGAATGTGCTAAGACATTGATTAATATGCCTGTACAGGCTCGTTATAAGAAAATTGCCGGAAATGATAATTTGGGTTCTCACGAAATGCGTATTGATAGTGATGGAGATGTTGTTTTTGAAACAGACAGTATAGGAACACATATTGATGTGTGGATAGAAGATACAGAAGTTACCACTGTTTCTGGCGAAACAAAAGTTCTTCCATGCTTATATGCCAAAAAGCGTATTTGGAAAAGAAACAAAAATCTGATAAATGCTATTAAGCAATTGTATGAATCTGAAAATGGGTTGGGTAGCTCTTGGGAAATACAGACTTTAGAGTATTCTTATAAAGATGGAGTAAAAACACTTAATGATTATGTGTTCCTTTCTGATTGTCTACTCGGTAGCAATGTAACTCCTGCTTATAATGGAACTTCAAAAGCTATTTCATTATCTGCATTAGACGAGCAAGAACTAATGATAGCAGAGGCTCTAACTCAAGATATGATGTGTCAGAATACTCAAGAAAAGGAGGAGAAAACATTGGAAATAGAAAAGGAAAATATGACAGTTTCTGAAACTGAAAAAGAAAACATTTCTGATAATGTTGAAAAGACAGAAGAAAATGTTTCTGCTGAAATTTCTGTAGAAGATAGCAAAGAAAATAGTGTTGATACAGTAGTTTCTGAACTTACTAATAACGATATTTACAGAAAAGCTAACGTAGAAATCAACAAGAAATTACCTAATGATTGGGGATATATAGCTTTTATGTTCCCTGAATCACACGAAATTTGGTACAACTATGGTGGTGATAAAGAATTAGATTATTACAAATTTACATACGAAGTAAATGGTGAAGATGTAACGGTTTCAGAACCCGAAAGGGTAACTCTTACTATATCTGTTAAAGACATTAATACTACTGTTTCAGAATATGAAAAGACAATTTCTGAAAAGGATGAACTTATTGTAAAAGCGAGTGCTGAAATAACCACACTCAAGGCTGACAATGCAGAACTTGCCGAATACAAGCAGAAGTTTACAGAAATAGAACAGGAAAAGATTGCATCAGAGCTTGCACAGAAGAAAGAAGATTTAATTGCTTCAGTTATTAAGAGTGGACAGATTACAAGAGAAGAAATTGAAAAATCAGAGGAACTTAGCGGTTATGTAAATGAACTTGATAAGAAGTCACTGATGGCAATTGTCGGGGAAAGATTATCTGCTTCGGTGGATAACTCTAAGGACGTAAAGGTTGATACTTCTGAAATCAATGAATTACATATTGCAAGCAATTTAAATTGTGAGGACACAGATGCTGTGTCCCTTATGAGAAAATTTATAAACAAGTAAAAAGCAAAAGGAGGAAAACAAATATGCTGAGAGAACTTCAGGTAATTATGGGTAAGCCCGCCGTTTCAAGTTACAAGGCTGGCGAGGAAACTATTACAACTGGTATGGCGGTTGTAAAGAACGAAACAGACAAAACATTTGAGTTTGCAAGTGCAGAGACAGCAGCAGATTTATATTTTGTAGACAAGGAGAGAATCCCTACGGGTATTAATGCTTCTAGAGAGAATATGTCAGATTATGATGCAGACTTCACCACTCTTGTTGGGGGTGACTTTGGCAAGCTGATTAACTATCTTCCCGGCGAGAGATTTGCAACAGATGCTTATGTAGAAACTGGTATAGTTGCTGGCGTAAGACTTTCTGCAAATACGGCAGGTAAAATTGTTAAGGCTGCTGCAACAGTTGTATCTAAGTATGTGTGTGGTGGTTTCTACACAGATAACGGTCACAAGCTCGTTATTGTAGAAGTATCAGATACTGTAGGCAAGAACGCATCCTAATTGGATTAAACAATAAAATAAAGGAGGAAAAATAATATGGCATTAAATACAGAAATCGCTGAGATTATGGAAAAGCCCGGCACGATGTTTGAAGTTGCTGAGAAGGTTGAATATAAGCAGTCTCTCACTTCAGAAGAAAAGGATATTTATAACGTTGCAGATTGTTGGGCAAAGGAAATCGGCAAGAAGGGTTATGATGACAACAGAGAAATTGCTGCTTTTGTAAACAAGACTGTTACAGAGGAAATTTATAATGCACCCGATGAGCTTCTTGATACAATGTTTAACAGAGGTTCTATCGGAGAGTTTGACGATGTAGAGTATACTAAAACACCTAAGAACACACTTGAGGCTATTGAGTCTGCAAAGGGCGGTACTGTTGATAGAAGTTGGATTGATACAACTGCAATCAAGCCTATTACAAAGAATAGACAGGTAGAAACAGACGTTTCATATGCCGACCTTCGCAAGAATGGTTTTAAGAGTGTTGCCACTCTCGCTACTTATGCAAAGGAAGCACTTCAGAATGCATTATTCTATGATGTATTCTCAATGATTGATAGTGCTATCGTTGGTGGCGACCAGCTTATAACAGCCGGTGGTTCTGCACCTACACAGGATGCTGTTGACAAGATGACACTTTATCTTATTGACAGAAACCCCGATGCTGTTGCAGTATGTCTTAGCAAGTATGCTCAGAAACTTTACAGAATGAGTGGCTATGAGAATTATCTTTCTGAAAAGCAGAAGGATGACTTTAACAGATATGGTCTGGTTAAGTTCCTTGACGGTGTTAGAATCGCATCCATCTCAGGTGCTAGAAAGACAGGTAAGGGTCAGCTTCTTCTTCCTGACAAGCGTATTTATGGTGTTGCTGGTATAGTTGGCGACCTTGATATGAAGGGTGAACTGCATACATATGAGGATTTTGATAACAGCAACGAAAAGGTAATAATCAGAGTTAAGGATTTCACATACTCTGTTGGCATTACTAACATTGAGAACTGTTGCAAGATGGTGCTTACAGACTAATAGTACCGTCTATTTTTATGTTATAAGCAAAGGATAGTGTCGCTCACGATACGGCGGTCTACCCAACCGCCTTCCTTTGTTTAAATATAATTGGGAAAACCAGTGGGTTGGTTTTGGACTAATTTGTCCAACTCACATTAAATGTAAAGGAGGGTATAAATTATGTCCAAAATTGATTTACAGAATATAACTGTTCTCAATTATAATGAGAATGATGTTTTTGTAGATAGCTCAAAAGAACATTACAAGTTTAATGCTTCAAGGGACGGTATTAATCCTACAATGCAAGATATACCGATAAGTGAACTTCAGTACATTTGCAGTAATACAGATATTTTTGTTACTGGTTGGCTCACTTTCAACGAAGATGAGAAAGAAGAAATATTCACTGCCCTTAGAGTACCTAATTGGAGAAACATTCTTACTAACGAAGATATAAGGGAAATCCTCACTAATCCTACAATGGAGGGATTACAGAGGATTCTTGACGTAACGAGCATTACTTACTTTGACAGAGTTAGAATTGTTATGTTTAAACTTCTTAGTGAGGGGGTTGATATTTCAAGCAAGGTAAAGAGTGTTGTTGATCGTAGATATGATGAACTTCAGAAAAGACAGCGTATAACATCTATTGTTCTCAATCCTAGAGTTGAAGAAAAGAAGGTTTCAAATGAACAGGTCAAAGAACTTTCGGAACAGAACGTAAAACTGCAAGAACAGATTGAACAGATGAAACAGATGATGGAAAAGTTAATGGCAAGTCAGACTTCGGATTCTGTCGGAGATTCTAACACAACAAAAATTGATGTAGAAGTCCCTAAGAAGAAGGCTGGCAGACCTCCTAAGAAGTCATCTTAACAGGAGGTGTCAAAATGGGGCAGACAACTTCTTTTGATACAGTAATTTCTCGTTTTCTGAAACGTATAGAAAAGGATGCTGACTTCTTTGCATATTATAATGTGCCTGTCCTCGAAGTGCAAGACCTTGTTACAGAACAAGCAACTGGATATATTTGTGATGCAGTAGATTTACTGATGTCAAAATGTGAACCCGATGTGGACTTCTATGATTATGATATAGAAAACAAGGCTTTTAACTTTGAACTGACACAACGGGAAATAGGACTTATTTCTTCGCTTATGTATGAGGTTTATTTTGAGCGTGACGAAGCACTCTTAAAGGCATTCAAAATAAGAATGACCCCAAGTGACTTAAATCAGTTTTCTCCTAGTTCTGAACGCAAGACCTTTGAGGATATGCTTGCAAATATTAAGAGAGAAAACATTAACAAGATTTCACGCTATATAGCAACAGACAGAGAAACGGGAAAAAGAAAAACCATAGATCACAGCCAATACGATTACGGTTAAGGTGGTGACTTATGGATATAACTTATTTTCAGAAAATAAATAACACTTATAACTCTAAAAGCAAACAAGAAACCGATTTATATTTACTCAACAGGCAGATAGATAATAACTTTGATGGGAATATAGATTATCACGTTGTGAAACGAAATGGTGAGCCTTTTGAACTCATTATAGTAAAGGATACTGACGGAAATACTTTTAAAAAGAAAATCAAGTCTAAAAACTCACAGCCATTCAATCTCGGTGACTATATTGAATGGCAAGGGCAAATATGGCTTGTAACACGACTTGATCCAGATGATAAAACCAATCATTCAGGGTATATGTATTTATGTACTGTACCTTTACGTTGGCAGAACTCAGAGGGCAAGATTATTGAGAGATTTGCGTACAGTGAGGACTTTACAAAATATTCTGCTGGTACTACAGGCAATAATTTTCTTGTTATTGGTGATAATCAATACGGCTTAACGTTGCCTGTTGATAGTGAAACTAAAAAACTTGCTCGTGATATGAGATTTGCTATTGACTTTGATGATTCGGATAAACCCGATACCTATATTTTATCAAATAGAAAGGTGAATCTTAACAATTATGAGTATTTTAATCGTGGTGGCACAATAATACTCACATTGTCATTTGATGCTTTCAAGTCTGATTGTGACAAATTGGTTGATTTTGGGGACGATAAAAAGGTTTGGATTTGTGATTACAAAGAACCGCAAAACCAAGAAACTAACACAGATGATTGGCATTTAGAAATTGAGTATTCAAGTCTGAAAATCAAGCCTACAAATAAAGTTAGCACAATTACGGCTCAACTTTACGATAAGGACGATAATGAACTGATTGATGGAATTGAATATGAGTGGACTATAACTTCTAATGTAGACGAATATTTGACTATAAAGAAGAATGGGAATACTTTGAATATTTCTCTTGCCAAAAATTGTACTGCTTATGGCGAAAAAATAATTATCCATTGTATGAGTAAATACACAGGGCAATCAAACGAAATAGAATTAGAAGTTGCGGAGGTGTGGTAATATGGCTACATACGATTATAAAAGTCTTGGGGCATATAAGGAGTTACTCTGCAATTTACTGATGTTTAGTGGCGATAAAAGTTCTCTTTTAATGGATATTATGATGCCCGTATTGGACGATGATCGTTTTGAGAAATACGAAAATTTCATTGGTGGTGAATATGAAACGTACACTGGAACAGGTAAAAATCGTAAAGTTGAATATGTAAAACTGAACGGAAGGTTATTCGATGTTCCGTTTATCTACACTACAATGACAGATGCGGTCAATTCTATATGTATGGACACAAACATAAAAAGTGTTAATCCAAACACAAAAGAGCTTGTAATAACCTTGAATGTTATGTGCCACAAAGATAATTTAGAGTTAGATAGTGCTACTAAGAGAAAATATAGATCTCTCGGTTATGTTGGTAATCGTTTAGACATAATGGTTGCTTTGATTGGAGAGATTTTAAACTATAGTAAAGCCGTTAATATCGGTATAGGAACATTAGTTCCTTTATCTTATAATCCAATTACTTCAAATTACCCAAATGCCGATTATTTTGGTAAAAATATGATATATACTTGTTCAGATTTTATGATAGACTATGGGAAATTGAGCAAAAATGGCACATAACTATTATCTTGAACTTATAAGAATGAAGCCTATCAATTGTGATGGGCTTTTAATATATCCTATTTCGTTTGGGGAAATATGTGATACGATTGGATTAGATAATTTTGAGAAATGCTTAATGCCTTTTTTAATGACGAAAGAATGTCTTGAGGGAGACGCAGAAAAACTTAACTCTCTTAATTTGTTTGAAGATGTTATATTGAAAGATAAAACTTTATCTCAATATGTTGGGGTAATTTTAGGACTGTTTTGCAAGGCAAAAGACGTTGTGAAAATCGTTTCTGAAATACATATCAGATTTGAAGATAAAGAGCCTTTTGTTATTGACAAAAACAATTTTGACGATGTTTGTGAAGTTATTATGAAGATAAATGCAAAAAGCAAAATCGAAATTGAGAAACCACCTAAGAATATGTCAGCAAGGCAACGTGATATATGGGAAAAACTTCAGAAAGGACGTGCTAAAAGCAAATCCGAAAATGAGATTCATATATACGATATTTTGAACATAATCGAATATGGTGGAAAATATCATCTTCCAATAGAAGAAATTGAGAAATGGACTCTATGGAAGATAATGAACTGTTATAAAGCTATCGTAAACGTAAAAACGTATGATGATAGTTTGAAAATATGCTTAGTGTCTGGTGACGGTAAATCTATTTCAGATAAGAATCACTGGCACTCAAAACTTATGGTTCGTGAATAATCACGGGCTATTTTTTATGTAAAAAATTATAGAAAGGTTAAATGGTGATTATATGTTATATGCACTTAAAGACTGTGCCAATCTGCGTGTAGAAAATGCCCAGACCGGTAAGGTTGATCTGTTTGTAAACTATGCTAAGACGTCCACAATGGAGTTCTCGTCAGACAGCGTGTTTGCAATGAATAAGAATGTTAAAGCAGTACGTTTTGACTCAAACCGTGAAGGTACATTTACAACTACTATGGAAGTATTCCCTATGGATATTATTCCTCTGCTTTTTGGTACAAAGTTTAGCAACGACACAGTACCGTGGGCTAAGAGAGAGGTTCTGAAGGTTACTAGTGGTTCTGCAACACTTACTGGTACACCTAAAGTAGGTACTCTTCAGGTATTTAAGGTAATGGATGATGATAAACTGACTCATGTTGCTGAACAGAAGATTGGAACACCTGCTACTACTGAAAATACATATTCAATAAGTGGTAGTACACTTTCATTTAATACATCAACTTTTGCGGAAGATGGTTATGTAGCTTGTTACTACTTTGTAGATCAGGTGGCTAAGTCTTTTGTTATTGATAATGTATCATTCCCCGGTGGGTACAGAATTTACGGCGATACTGCTCTTAAAGGAACTGATCAGGCTGATAACTTCGTACAGTTTAAGTTGCACAATGTTAAGCCCCAGTCAAACGCTACACTTACAATGGATGTTGATAACATCTGTACCCTTGAGATAAACCAAATAGTTGCTTAATAAGTCTTGCAACTATTTTATGTCGTTCCAATCGAAATTGACGAGTAGGATTGGAATAATTAGTGCGAAAGAAATCTGGAAAGTGGGTGACTCCATAATCAGAGTGGAAGTCTATACTTAATACTATAGACACACGCAACGCATACGATTTGAACCTTATCTGTGACGATAAGAATATAATAATCGCAAGAGTTCGCACAGCGAGTCAATTATAATTGCAGAAATTATACGCTAAAAGTTATGCTAATCTGGGATAGAAACAACTATCCGATGAAAATAGGTTTAATGCCTCAGAGTGTAAGATAAAAAACTTACAGTTAATAATGATATGAGTATGGGATATTATGGGTGATAGCGAAGGCAACATGATGACTTGGAGCACAATCGAATAATTTTAATAGGAGGCTTTTATATGGTAGAAATCAAGTATTCTTGTATTGCTACTCCTCCCGATGAGATTTCGGCTGAAAAAAAATATCTCTTTGGGCATGACTCAAAGGGATATTTTTATGCTGACAACAAAGACAAGCATTACTCAGATATTGAGGTAATCAAGATGCTTTTTAAGCCTGTAAAGGCTGATTGGAGTTCTGTTTTAAAAGCAGAAGCAAGGAATACAAAAATTGAGAAACCCGAAAAGAAGGGCTAACTATTAAGCGAATTGAAAATGAGGATATGCAATTCGCTGTATATCCTCATTTTTTTATTTGTAAAAAACAGAAAGGATTGATTAAATGGAAATAAGAGATTTTGATTTACAGGGATTTTTAAGAGACAAGTATCGTGGGGAGGAGTTGGTAAGGCTTCTCAATCCGAAACAGTGTTATTTTTATATGTCACAGGGCGTGTTCCCTCTTTGGAATGAAGCTGGATATAATGATAGAATAGTTTATGTGTTCTTGAAAGAACCTACTCTGCGTTTGTTCAAGAAGTGGAGAGAACACGATACGCAGTGGGAAATTTTACAGCATGAAAAGAGAGAAAGACAGGTATAACCTTGTCATAGACAACTCTGTTTTAGAGGAATATAACAGATACTATTTTCTACAACATCCAAAGGCAAAGAAGAAACCAATTGCACATCCGTATCACGAATCAATTAATGTATGGATGATTATGAAAAGACCTATGATGAATGCCTTAAAACAACGATGGAAAGATTTTATCAAATGGTACATAACGCAATTGGGATTTTCGGAACTTCATATTAACAAATGTGAAATTTCGCAAGTGGTCTACTACCCTACTAATCGGAGACACGACATTGACAACTCTGTGCCTAAATTTATTTTGGATGGGCTTACAGAGAGTGGAATGATTATAGATGATGACAGTAGACATATAACTCGGTTGACTTTGGAATGTTATGTAGACAAGGAAAATCCACGTACAGAGCTAACAATAAAACTACTTAAATGACTATATGAAAGGAATTAAAATATGTTTGAAAATATAAAAGCAAATAAGGAATACAGAAGAAACAAGAAGATAGCAAAGAGAGAACTTGCTAAGATTATGGCTAACACATTACCCACTATTAATAAGATTACAGTTAAGGGAGTAGATGTGCTTAACTTTGTCAATAAGACGATTGAGGCATCTAAGAACGTTAGTGGCGAGGAAGTAATCAAGATTATTCTTTCCAATTTAGCAGAAGTTCTTAAAACAAACGAAAGTAGAATCGTAGAGATTTTTACATATATGGCTTCGTTGTCCCCAGAGGATAGAGAAAAGATTATTTCACATTCAGTAATTAATACCATGAAGGATAACGATAAAGATAATTAAAATGGACATTTTATTGGGGTGATTTTGTGCCAATAAGCAATATGAACGACTTACAAAAAGAGATAAACAAATACATAATAAAGGCTCTTGAATTAACGAGAGATGAAATAGCAAACACTATAGCTTTGAAAGTCCTTGAATATTACTCTGAAGATGTTTTTAGCCCACCTGATAAGGCTACTCCTGATTATTATGTTAGAACACATCAGATGGCAAACGAATTGAAAAAGAGTGATGTTACTCCCTTTAAAAACGGTTTTGAATTTTGGTGTGGCTGGGATGATGAATATTTAAATTTTAGATATGACGGTGGTTTTGTAGTCAAAGGAAAAAGCAAAAAATATGATGCTATAACTGGTGAACAAGTTCTTGAAGCGTTTGATAGCGGAACACACGGTTACACAGTCAAAGGACAACATAGATATTGGCAAGAATCTTTGTCTGAATTAGGTGGCGAAAAGGGAATTTTAGAGTTATTCAAAAAAAATTGTATAAAGGTAGGTTTACCAATTAAATAAGCAATACTGCTCTTTTCTTTTGAGAAGAGCTTTTTCAATTTAAAGAAAGGAGCAAAAAATATGGCAAATGATTTTAATATAAGTCTTTTGGCTGGTCTTGACATAAACAAGAGCAAAGAACAGATTGATAAAGACATAAACGCTATAAAGAGCAATATCGGCAAGTTAGAAATTGAAGCTAAAATAAGTCCTGATACTGCAAAAAATATAACTTCACAGCTCAATAATCTACAGATTGGGCTTAAAGATATTACAATAGATAAAGCTACTTTAGATGGACTTGTAAATCAGATTAATTCTGCTTTGAAAGGCATTAAAATTGGTAACATAAATGTAAACGTGGGTAATCAAGCACAGAGTGTTGGGCAAAAAATTGGACAACAGATAAGCAACAGCGTTACTCAAGCTGTGTCTAATGCTGTAGCAACATCTAAGAGGTCTTTTGAAGAATTATGGAGTGCCATGAGAGATAGTGCCCCGCTCAAGGTTGAGTTGGACGAAAATGGTTTTGTGGATGCTGCTAAAACGTTAGACAAAATCAAACAGAAGTACCAAGAATTTGGGCAAGTTAAGATAACCAATCAGAAATTTGATACAGGTGAATTAAAGTCTTTTAGAGTTAATATTGAACAGACAAATGGGGAATTAAAAGAAACTCGCAACTTTTTAGTAGAAATATCAGATAAAGAAAAATCTCTTTTGTTTCCAGATGACATTATTAAAGGTGCGGAATCTTATGTTCACCATTTAGATGAGGCTAAAAATTTATCTAATGAAACTGGAGAAGCCCTTAATGCTCAAAAGAAAGAAATGGCAGAACAGACCACTTATTATAAGAATAAGACAAAATCTGCTAAAGAAGAGCTTGATATTGAAAGACAAATTCTTAGTGCTGGAGAAAAACAAACAGAGGAACTAAATAAGCAAGCCAAGAAAAGAGCAAGCAGAGTTTCTTATAATCAAGGGCAGATTGATAAAAAGGGACTTAATAGTGATGATAAGCAGAAAGAGCTTAATAATGTAGTAAAAATTTCACAAGAAAAGTACAATAAAGCATATACTTCTCAGGTTGATAAATCTCTTGATAGTGTTTCAAAACTAAAGTCACAATGGGAACAGCAAGGAATTTATGTTGATGAATTTAAAGCAAAAGTTGATAATCTTGAATCTACATTCAAAAATCTTCAGATTGGCGATGTAAAAGGTTTAAAATCTGCAAAGCAACAGATTGAAGAACTCGTAACAGAAGCAAATAGACTAAAAAAGATTGATAAAATCAGTTTTGGATTAGATACCGACACTTATGGTGCAAAAGTTGAACAACTTGTAGCAAAAACAAACCTGTGGGTTACAAGCAACGGGCAAGCAAGAATTAGTACAACAAATTTGTCTACGGCTTTATCCAATTTGCAAGTAGCTTATGAAACGCTTAACAAAGATGGCGGTAATACAGAAGCTAATCAAAAAGCACTTATCGAATCAGAAAAACAGCTAAATGCCGAGATAAAAACTGTTACAAGTTCAATTGCTTCTATGAACGCAAGTTTGGCTAAGACTTCTCAGGTGGATTCGTTAAAACAGAAGATACAGAGTTTTTATGATAAAAATACTGCAACTCACGGTAAATGGGGAACAGAGTTAAAAAGGATGCTCTCTGATTTGAACAATGAGGCTGGTGTCACCAAAGAAAATTTTGGAGCTATAGGTTTAGAACTTAATGGCATAGAAAACGCTGCAAGGAGAGCTGGAAAGTTAGGGCTTTCATTCTTTGATACTATTAAGCAAGGAATGCAGTCTTTTAGTTATTGGACAAGTGCTACGGCTATTGTAATGCAAGGAATTACGGCTGTTAGACAAGGTGTGTCTACAGTTGTTTCTTTAGACACCGCATTGGTAGATTTGCGTAAAACTACATCAATGACGAGTGATGAATTAAAGCAGTTCTATTATGATGCAAACGATGTGGCTAAACAGATGGGGGTCACCACTGAAGAAATAATCAATCAGGCAAGTGCTTGGTCTCGTCTTGGTTATAGTACAGCAGAAGCAAGTACACAAATGGCTAAACTTTCATCACAGTTTAAATTGATTTCACCCGGTATGACTTCAGAGGAAGCAACGAACGGTCTTGTATCTGTTATGAAAGCGTATAAAATGGATGTTGACGATGTTAAAGATGGCATTATGTCGCCTATAAACATAGTTGGTAACAATTTTGCGTTAGATAATACAAACATAGTAAATATGTTACAAGATTCTGTTTCGGCTATGGCAGAAGCAAACAACACTTTAGAAGAAACAATAGCCCTTGAAACTGCTGCTTTTGAAATAACACAAGATGAAAACGTTGGCAATGGTTTTAAAACGGTTGCACTACGACTTCGTGGGATCTCAGAAGAAGGGGAAGAAGTAGACGGTACACTTCAAAACATAAAGAGTGATCTTTATGATTTAACAGGTGTATCTATAATGCAAGATGCCAACACCTACAAAAGTACATACCAAATCTTAAAAGAAATAAGCGATGTATGGGACAATCTTTCCGATAAAAAACGTGCAGAGGCACTTGAACTTATGTTTGGTAAGCATAGGGCTAACATAGGTGCTGCTGTATTGTCAAATTTCAGTGCAGCAGAAAAAGCAATGGATGATATGGCTAATAGTGCTGGCTCTGCCGATGCAGAATTAAGTGTAGCTATGGACTCCATAGAATATAAATTAAATCATTTATCTGAAACCGGTACTGGAATTGCTCAAAATCTCTTTAATATAGAAGACATGAAGAGAGTTCTTGACTTTGTAAATCTCCTTGCCGATGGTCTTGACAAGATTACAGGATTTTTAGGATTATTCCCCACAGCAGGTGCAGGATTAGGAGCATTTCTCGGAATAAAAGATGTCGGCATTAGTATGTTAGTGGCATACTAATCAAATTGTTTTGAAATTACCGACATCATAGGAGTTCTCTCCGATAGGGGAGTTTAGACTATGATAAGTATGAATACATACGATAAACGAAGGCACAATATGCGAGGAAAACCGTAAAACTTATACTACTACCCTGTTATAAGGAAACTAAATAGGTAAAGTAACAATGTATAAACTCGGTGGGTTCGCAGGGACAGACCTAAATAAATTATATGGTAAGCCCTCAGAGACTGACAACTGCCGGTTATAGTTATATGAAACGATGCTATAATAATATACAGTCCGTACTACGATTTGTCAATCGTTAAAAATGACAAGGACTTCTCTTAGCCGTAAGTGGAAAGAAACAGAGAAAACGTGAATAATATATATGTAAGAAAACTGTACAAAATGAGCAAACGGAGAATTGAAATATGCACAAATTACACAAAATTATAGTTAAAATAAGGCGAAAAATAGTTCAAAGTATTGTCAACCGCAATTTTCCGTGTTATTATAAGCATAAGGAAAAAGATATGAACGTTGCGTTTTGGGAGGGCAATAATAAGTTTTATTTAATTCGACGTTAAATCCGCTTTTTATGGGTTATAATAAGCCATAAGGGGTGATAGTATGTTTAAAAAAGAGAATAAGGATGAGAGTATGGCAATAATTATTGAAAAAATAATAGAGATAGAACATAGAGAAACTATTGCTTTTATCAAAAAACAAGATTCAAGGATTCAAGAACTTAAAAAAGTGCAAGAAAACAAAGCAAAGGGTTATACAATTGATAGAACTTCAATATTGAGAGAGTTGCAGGAAGCTGGAATTTTGGATGAAGATGGACAACTAACAGCTATTTATAGTGGCAAGGAATGA